GAGGCGGCTGGGCAGTTTCTAGCACACATTAACCTTTACGTGCCAGAAGGTCCTGATAGGACATATATTATCAGGCAACTAAGAGAGATAGTCATGTGGTCGAATGTGGCCATTACCCGTATGTCAGATGGGACGCCACGACCATGAAGACGGTAGCAGTCATACAGGCGAGGATGGGTTCTTCGCGTCTTCCAGGAAAAGTCCTCCAAAACCTTAATGGCAAGCCCGTACTAAAATGGGTCATTGACGCCGCTCAAGCTGCGCCGGGTGTGGATGAGGTGATTGTGGCAACGTCTTACCAGCCCAGCGACGACATTATTGTAAATAAAAGTGTGGAGTGGGGAATCCGTGGAGTTATCGGCTCCGAAAGCGATGTTATTTCAAGATTTATGCAGGTTGTGGATGACTTCAAGCCTGATTTTCTGCTTCGTCTCACTGGCGACTGCCCATTTCACGATCCGCAGGTCATTGGCGAGGTAATTCGCCTCAGAAAGACTGCTGGAGCGCAGTATGCGTCTAATATTGACCCTCCGACATGGCCGGATGGCCTCGATGTTGAGATTTTCTCACGGGAATTACTGGAAATCGCGCACAAGGAGGCCACTAGGGGGTCAGATCGCGACTGTGTGACGCGATTTATGGCAAGAAACAGGTCCAGATTTAAGTCTGCGACCCTGACTTGCCCCATTCCAGGGCTGCATGAGGAGCGCTGGGTACTCGATACCCTCAACGACATGCAGTTTTGTCAGAAAATCGCCGAGAGACTGCCGTCGAACTGGAATGGCTCCTACCTAGATATCTTGAATATCCTCGATAAGGAGCCAAATCTTCGCTTCATCAACAATCATCACCCACGAAATGAGCGTTTCTATGAGGGCATTAACAGTGAAGAGCTAGGAACGTACTCATATCCGCGCTCCGAGAAGGCTCTTGCGCGGGCAAGGGAGATCATTCCCCTTGGCGCACAGACGTTCTCCAAGAGCTATGTGCAATTTCCAGGAGAGTCGCCGCGTTTTGTCTCGCATGGCGACGGTGCTTACATCTATGACATTGACGGCAATGAGTACGTGGACTGCATGGCTGGGCTTTTGCCTGTCATACTTGGCTATCGCGATCCTGACGTTGACCGCGCCGTTCGCACTCAACTAGATTCCGGCGTTACACTCTCCCTTGCAACCGAATTAGAATGGCAACTGGCGACTCGAATACAGGGTCACCTGCCTTCTATGGAGATGGTGAGGTTTGGGAAGAATGGCTCAGATGCTACGACTGTTGCTGTTCGTCTTGCTCGTGCCCATACTGGGCGTGCTGGCATTCTTAGCAGTGGTTACCATGGTTGGGGGTCTGATTTTGTTGGCGATTTTGGTGATCGTGGTCGCGGCGTTCCTGCTGCTTTTCGGATTTTCGCACGAAATCTACAACATGGCGACTGTGAAGATGCCATCCGAGAAATCAAAACAGAAAATTACGCCTGTGTCATCGTAGAGCCGGAAGACAATCCAGAATTTCTACAGGTCTTGCGCGATGTGTGCGACGAGACTGGCGCCATTCTGATCTTTGACGAGATCATCACATGGCCGCGCTGGGGCATGGGAGGGGCTCAGGGCCACTTTGGCATCAAGCCTGACTTGACATGCATCTCTAAGGCCATGGCCAATGGGATGCCGATCAGTGCCATTGGCGGCAGGCGCGATATCATGAGCTTGATGGAGCCGCCGGATAATATCTTCTACTCTGGCACATTCCAAGGCGAGTGCCTTAGTATCGCGGCTGCGATAGCCTGTATTGATAAACTGGAGAGAAAGAATGTGGTGGAGACTATTCGTAGCCAGAATGCTTTTCTCAACGGCGAGATGTTCCGCCTTATTCTCAAGCACGATGTTCCTATGGTGTGCCATTATCTGCAAGGGCTCACCCGATTTAGTTTTGAGGATGCAGGCGAAGCGCGAGGCAGTCAGATCGCAGCTTTATTTAGAGAAGAAATGGCAAAGAACGGGGTCCTGATAATCAATAGCAACAATCTGGGCTTCATGCATCGGGACAACGAAATCAAGCGAGTGGTGCGAGCGTATGACAATACTCTACGATCTATCGCAGCAGGAATCGAAGACGGCTCCATTGCGCAGAGGGACTCCGTGGCGGTCTCTGTCCGTCGCCGACTATGAGGACGGGGTACAGGCCATACTGGACAAGTATGGACACGATCTTGTTGAAGTCAGGACCATGGCCAGAGCCACTGGCACTTTACTGGATTGCAAGATCGAGATATCGAGGTATCTCAGGACTCTGAATGTATCATACTCACAGATTGGCAGACTGCTGAATTGTGGGGAATGGCTTGCCCGATATTATTCAGCACCAGATTATCGACAATGGCGTATGGCGCAATATCGCAGCAGGCATAAGAAATGGACACAATTGAAAAAATCACAAAAATCCGCAGAAGAAACAACGATCTATGGATGAAACTGCTTCGTATAGCTGCAAAAGATATTGAGAGGGGGACTGCATTATCATGGGATTTGATAGCATCCTCATAACTGGCGGCTCTGGTTTCTTCGCAAACCATCTGGTGCGAAGACTCCTCAGTTGGGAAAAGCCTCCGCGCAAGATTGTCATTCTGTCTCGTGGTGAATACCGCCAATTCCTCATGAACAAGGAGCTATGGAGCCTGGATAAGGCAGGCTCTCTGCGCTTTCTGATTGGCGATGTACGGGATCGTGAGCGCTTGCGCCGGGCCATGGAGGGCATTGAAGTCGTTGTGCATGCTGCGGCGCTGAAGCGCATTGAGGTGGGGCACTATAATCCATCAGAAATGGTGAAGACCAACGTGGATGGCACGGTCAATGTGGTGGAGGCCGCGAAAGATGCTGGGGTCAAGAAGGTAGTTTATCTATCGAGCGATAAGGCGTTTCAGCCAGTCTCGCCCTATGGGCTGACCAAGGCTCTGGGAGAGCAGATCGTGCTGGCTGCTAACAATACTAGGGGTTGGGGTGGGCCACGATACTCAGTTACCAGATACGGTAATGTGGCAGGGTCTACAGGTTCGGTCATTCCGGTCTGGCGTGAAGTGCTAACGGTGACGGATACCGTGCGCGTGACCGACCCCGAGGTGACACGCTTCTGGATGTGGGCTGACGAGGCTGTGGACTTGGTGCTAAACACGCTGAAGACCATGCCACAATCCAAGCCTGCCATTCCCATATTGCCAGCATTCAGGCTTGGTGACTTGGCCGAGGCCATGGGTGCTAAAATGGAGATTGTTGGTCTCCCAGAATACGAAAAGCTCCACGAGGGCATGGACCACGGCAATACCAGCGACGTTGCGCGCAGACTTTCGGTGGAAGAGCTACGCTCCATGCTTGACAAGCTGCCCGCATTGGGTTAGCGTTCTTCCATGAATTTAGTCGAAGCCAAGGCAGAGTGCGAGCGATGGCTTGCCTATCTCAAGAGGCAGGAAGAGAAGGCCGTTGCTATTCAGCAGATCGCTGCTGATCGGCGCTCTGGCAAATGCGATGCTGGGGAGGCTCAGAGAAGGCTACGGACGATTGATAATTGTAGCGTTACTGTTTACGACGGTGCCCGCCTCGCGGATGCCGTTCGGGTGCTCTTGAAAGCAATCTGATGGCTCGCAAGAAGTGGAGAAACAAGCCGCCACCACAGAAGACCAAGGCGCTGTATAAGGCGATCTGGAAGCTGGCAGATGGCGCAGTCATGGATACGGTCAGGCATCATCCTGAATACTTCACGGACAAGGGCAGGACCAAGGTAGCGCGCATGAGTACAGTGAAGCGCATCACGGGCTTGCTGACGAGCTTTGTGGAGCAATCCACAGAGGGCCCAAGCAAAGGGCTGACATAGTGCTGGCCGGTTAAGGGCAGCACAGAAGGGGTGTTCGCGATAACATTCCTTCGGCGCGGTGCGCCCGAACATCGCGCTAGTGTGGCTATTGCTAGGGTAGCCATGCGCAGAGGGGTGGGGCGGGAATCTCCACCCCTCTTTAACGTGGAGGAGAAGATGGAAGAGGATAAGCGCCAGCGCTTTCAGGGTAAGTGTCTTGAGGCCAGCGAAGGCTGGCTGTACATGGATGATTTCGACATGATGCCGCCGCCAGTGCGGGAGCGATTGCGCATGTCCGACTTCAATCTATGCCCGGCATGCATCGGGTGGCTCGGCGATAATCATGCATCATACGAGTTACGCATTAAGCGGATGGAGGACATGATCCGTGCTGGGTCCTAAGGTCAGCCGTCAGGAGGCGATCAGACTTGGACTGAGAATGTATTTTACCGGGAAACAGTGCCCTATGGGGCACGTCACGTATCGAATGGTGAACAACTTTTCATGCATCGACTGTCGCAAGTATGCTGTGCGCCGATATAGAGCGAGAGACCCACAGCACGTCAGAGATTTGGGAAAGAAATATTACTACGAGGGCGGCAAAGATAAGCAGCGCGAAAAAATGCGAAAATTCAGAGAGAGGAGACCAGATTATTATAAAGAATGGAATGATAGGAATAGGGAAAAATTATCCGAGTACGGCAAGCGGTATGTCAAGAAGCATCCAGAAAAAGCTATACTAAAGTGGAAGACGAGAGGCGCAAGACGGCGGAATGCTCCTGGAAGATTTACAAAATATGACTTGGCAGAGATATTGCAGATGCAAAAAGGAAGATGCGCATATTGTCGCAGGAAAATTCTTGGCCAACAGTTTCATGTGGATCACATTGTTCCTCTAGCTGGGGGCGGCACCAATCATAGAACCAATATCCAAGCAACTTGTCCAGACTGTAATCTCAAAAAGAGAGCCCTAGACCCCATCGTTTTTGCTCAACAAAAAGGAATGCTGCTATGACTCTGGCGATCAATGGGGGGAAACCTGCCGTTAGTAGCCCGCTGCGACCTTATAATAGTATTGGACCAGAAGAAATTGCCGCAGCCACTGGGGTCATAAAACGAGGTTTCTTGAGTGGCTTCCTGGGCGGTCAGCGCAATGGCGGCCTCATGGTGCAGGCGCTAGAGCAACAGATGTGCGAGATGTTTGGCTCGAAGTACGCGGTTGCGTGTAACAGTGCCACTTCGGGCCTTCTCATTGCAAGTATGGCCTGTGGAGTAACGAAGGAAACCTGCGTTTCCGTCCCCGCTCTTACCATGAGCGCGACTGCGGCGGCTCCGGCCTTTCTAGGTGCAAACATAAACTTCTGCGATGTGGAGCCAAAGACATTTACTCAGGAAGAGTGGCGCGGGCATAAGGAAGACGTAGTTATCACAACTAATCTGTTTGGGCATCCTTCATTATATTCCAATCAGATAAGGAGTGGATATGCATTCTTGATCGAAGACAATGCACAGGGATGGTTAGCACGAGAGGGCAAGAAGTATGCGGGAACTATCGGTCACATTGGTGTTTTTTCTTTTAATTGCCATAAACACATACAATGCGGCGAGGGTGGAGTCTGTCTCACTGATGATCCTAAGCTTGATGATGCTATGCGTATGGCTAGGAATCATGGGGAGCTTGCTGGCTATCCGGTGGGGCTTAATCTTCGCATGACCGAAGTTGAGGCCGCGATCTGTCTGTCCCAACTCAACAAGGTCAAGAGGCTGGTAGAGGGTAGGCGAGAGCTAGCTGAGTTTTTGACTGAGTGCGTTGTCAATTATCCCGGCTTGGTGCCGCCGCTGGTTCGCGAGGACTGCGACCATGCCTACTATATGTGGGCGCTGACTGTGGAGCGAGAGCGCCAGTGGTTCGTGCAGGCAATGAGAGCAGAGGGTGTACCCATGAATTATGGGTATGTGGAGCCACTTTATCATCTCCCGGCTTTTAGCAAATATAAAACTCATTGTCCAACTGCTGAGCATCTTCATAATGTATCCTTGTGTACTTTTGAGGTATGCGGGTACGACCCTAGTTCAACTCAGAGGCGGCAGATCAAGGATACCTTCGATAAAGTCGGAGAGGCGTATGTCCGTAGAATTGACGCAGGAAAAGCTGCGTGAATATCTCATATACAGTCCAGAGACTGGCGAGTTCAAATGGCGCAAGAATCGCGGCAGAGCCAGAAGTGGAGGACTAGCTGGAGCACCCGATAGAAATAAGTATATCCGAGTATGGATATATGGACAAAAATACTTAGCGCACAGGCTCGCATGGTTCTATATGACTGGAACTTGGCCAGATGAGCAAATCGATCATTGCAATAATATTTGACATGATAATCGTTGGTCCAATCTACGTGAGGCCACGAGTCAGAAAAATAGCTGGAACAGGACTACGCCATGTAATAATCGTCTAGGCTACAAAGGGGTGTACGAGAAAAATGATCACAAGCGAAAGAAGAAATTCCAAGCATATATCTATGCCAATGACGGTAAGCAAATATCTTTAGGATACTTTCTTACCGCTGAGGAGGCTCATGAGGCTTATTGCCAAGCAGCATCTCTCCATTATGGAGAGTATATGAAATCAGGATAAAAAAACTTATGATCAAACTTCCAGAGCTTTACGATATCCAAGATCGACGCATGGTGGAGCAGCCCGACATGACCAAGGCTCATGCCATACAGCACTCGTCATATGCCAGGGCTGACAAGATGGAGATTGCGCTGGCAGCCATGCCGAAGGATGCTCAGATGCGGTATGCTAGGGCGATCTATACGCTGGAATCCCTTGCCATTATCCTTGAGCATGCGAGGGCTGGTCAGCCGGTGCTGAAATGGTAACCAAGCCACCTTATAATGTGACTGTAGTTATAGCCAGGGGCTATACCTATGAGGGCATAGTTGTGGCTGAGTTTTTCACGCTCTCAGGGCAGATTCGTTTTGTGGTAGAAGATTGCTATGGCTGTCATTTCATATGGAAATGCGCCGATCTTCGTTTCCCAAAGCGGAATAAAGGGCGCTCTTTGAAACCCCGTAAGACTTCGCGACCGAGCGCACGGAAGAAGTCTTAGCTGCCTCGATCATATCCGGTGTAATTACGGAGTTGTGGCCGAACTTGACGCCACGAGCCTTGGCCGCCTTGATACCGGCATTGACGCGCTCACGAATTAGCTCCCTTTCAAACTCAGCAAGACTAGCAAATATCCCAAATACAAGCTTCCCAGCAGGGGTAGTCGTGTCGATGGCGGCTCCTTGACCAGTAAGAATGCGGAAGCCGATACCGCGATCACTAAGATCGTGTACCACATTAACGAGGTGTCGGAGATTCCTGCCAACCCTGTCAAGTTTCCATGCAACAAGGGTATCTCCTTTTTGTAGGAATTTCAGGCATTCATCGAGGCCGGGGCGATCAGTCTTTGCACCGGACATGACATCGGAGAAGATTTTCTCACAGCCAGCGGCTTCCAGCGCATCCTTCTGGAGCGCCATGTCCTGACCATGAGTGGAAACACGCATATATCCCACAATCATAGCCCTATATCCTTTCGTGCCGCTTGGATCGCCATAATGCGTGGATCATCCGAGACTTCGTTGAGTTCTGCTTCGGTGAGAACACGCAAGCCAAGAATGTCGGTGAAGGCCATCAGATGGCCGCAGTACAGGCAGACAGTGATATCGCCTGGAGAGGGGGCCTTGCCGTGGGCTTCTACACCAGAGCAGGCGTCAAGATGCTCGCCGCAGTTTGGACAGTCGCTACCCTTCTTGATCTCAATGGCTTCGTCCATCTTCATGTCATATCTCCCGAGTTCATGCATGTACTGTCTCACAAGGGGGCTTGACAGTCAAGTACGAAATGGGTTAAGAATTGGATGTGGAGGAAGAAGACATGCAAGAAAGTCAGAAAGAGCAAAAGCAGATCATTGAAGACCTATACAAGAAGGTCTTTGCCGATACTTCCAGGGCCATGTCGCCGACGCTGGACCTTGTTTCCAGTATAGCTGGTGTGGCTGGCATTTATGCCGTTACTCAGAAAATGGCAGGAACCTTCGTGCAGGGGGCCGCCATGTGTCTGGGGGCCATGAAAAACAAGGACAAGCCAGAGCCTGACGATGTGACTGACGATGACGTGCTCTTTGTCGGTCTGGTTGCCATTCTTCAGGCAGAGAAAAAGCGTCACGATAATATGCTGGCCATGGCGCTGGAAATGTTCCGGTCCATTCGTGGCTATAGCTACACCCCCCCATGGGAGAATCAGAAATGAAAATGCCAAGTGCAGAGCAGCGCGTCCGTGCTTCGAGGGAGCAGGCGATTTTGCGGGATGAATTGTGGGAAGCCATCGAGCGCAATGTCGCCAGATGGGAAGCCATGGGCGATGAAAAGATGGGAGACAAGATGATCGCCGCCGTTCTCATGTCGGTGGCTACCTCATTCAGTGGCGAAGTCTTGGCCATGGTAACCAATGCCATGGGCATGGACAGGGACTCGCTCAAGAGCGGTGCGGAGTTAATAAAGAATGGAGCGCTGGCCTCTGCCGTCGCGGCTCTAGATACCTTGGAGGCTGAAGAGAATGAGCAGCGTCACTAACGAGGTAGATGAGCCCCCGATGACCAACCCGACCGACAGGCGAGCGGAATACCCGTTTGGATTTGCGCTTAATGAAATGGATGTTGAAGCGTTCTGGAACATGCGCAAATGGCTGGAAGCAGCGGTTACTGCGGCAGGCGCAAAGATCACCGGAGCCGGGCTTGGATGCGGCCAAGCCGACGTTGATATCGAGATGGACGGCTGCCGTTACAACATCAGCATGAAGCCTATGCCGGAGCCCCCGATGACCAACCCCCGAGACAATGACGACGCCCGGCGCATTCGAGAAGAGGAAGCCGAATCCGTCGCCGATGCAAAGCGTCGGTTGGCGAAACGGAGCGGCACCAACACCCGAGACGACGGCGAGGCGGTGGCATTCAATATTGATGAAATCATGGTGGAGGCCGAGCGGCGACATCATGAATGGAATCGACCTGGTGTCACAGGACAGGCGGTTCGTCCAGAACAGGCGATTGAATATTGGTATGCGTTGGTGGCGCATGAAAAAGCAGTCTCCACCCTCGCCCGCCAACTCGCCGAGGCGCAGCAACGCAGCGACTATCAATATTTGAAAACCACAATGCAGCACGAAATCGAAACGCTGAAATTGAAGCTCGCCGAGGCGAAGGGGGTGATCGAGCGGCTGCGGTCTTGGATGTACGAGGCGATCAACAGTCTCGGCGATCCGCAGGACGCCTGCGATCACCAAGATAGTGAGGTTGCCGCACTGCGGGCGACCATCGACGAAGCAATCGGAAAGCTGCGAACTGGACTTGCTGATGCAATGGGAACCGAGAAATGAACCTCAAACGCGACGATCTAATCGTCATCCTCATTGAGGAATGCGGCGAGGTCATCCAAGCCGCGACCAAGTGCCTGCGCTTCGGCTTTGACCGAATTGAGCCCATGTACGGGCGCAACAGCGACGTGCTGGCCCAAGAGGTCGGCGACCTGCTGGCGATGATCGACGCTCTACCGCTAGATCGCGGGATCGTCGAGGCTTACCGAAAATTGAAGCTGGCAAAGGCCGAGCGCATAGCGGCCGAGATGGCACAAAAACCCGACATGACAGCCAAGCCCGATATGGAGACAAAGGATGAATTGTGAGAAGTGTCACGGCACTGGCATGGTAGTTGGCCTAACTCCTGACGGAATCACTGCGGATGGCGAGGATTGTTGGTGCTATCTTATTCCATGCGAGGAATGTGGTGGCACTGGCAAGAGCCATTGTTGCGATGGCCTGAAAGAACAACCGGAGAAGCCAGAATGAGAGTACTGGTTTGTGGAGGGCGCGACTACCGGAAATACGATTATCTGAAGACGGTTCTTTCTGCCCTACAAGTCGTGGAAGCGCCGTTTTCCTGCATTATGCATGGTGCAGCCACTGGCGCTGATACAATGGCAGGAACATACGCCGCCCGCCACAATATTCTGGTGGAGGAATATCGCGCAGACTGGAAAGGACATGGCACGGCTGCCGGGCCCATTCGCAACAAGCAGATGCTGGAGGAAGGCAAGCCGGATTTAGTCGTTGCCTTCCCCGGTGGCTCAGGTACTGCGCACATGGTCAAGATAGCCAAGGCTGCGGGGGTCAGGGTGATTGAGATTAAGGAGGGGGAAGAATGGCACGACAACGATACTGCGATTGCGGAAGGAAAATCCTCACCAAAATAAATGGCAAGTACAAGCAATCGCGAGACAGCGATCATGTGCTCTGCCGTCAGTGCTGGCAGGCAGAGAAGGACAGAGAGCGAGAGGTGGAGAAGGACGATGTTTTATGTGGGGCAGGAAGTGGTGTGCATTGACGACAATTGGTGGGATAAGAATGTGGTGCCTCCACAAACCTACAGTCTCCCACAAAAGGGTCGCATCTATCATGTTCGTGCGGTCATTAACCATGAGGATGGGGAGGGCACGTATCTCCTGCTGGAGGAGATCGTGAATCCAGAGGATATCAAATATACTGAGACCGAGTTTCACTCGGATTATTTTCGTCCGGTGAAGAAGACTAATATCAGTATATTTACTGATATACTGAAGCAGGTGGAAGACAAGGTTAAGGCGGGGTAGCTCAGTGGCAGAGCGCTGGTTTCATAAGCCAGAGGTGGATGGTTCGATTCCATCCCCCGCAACCAGCTACCGAGTGTGGGTCAATGGCTGATCACTCGCTTTGGGAGCGAGATCATGCAGGTTCGATTCCTGCCACTCGGACCAGTTAGCTTAGTGGAGAACGATAATGGACATTGATGGTAGCATGAGGTTCAAGCGCGGTGCGAACTTTTCCCAGTGGCGTGAAAAGTTGCCAGAGGGGGCAAGCTCACTCATTCGCCTTTTCTTATTGGTAATGGAGGAGATGGATGAGGATGCGGTGGTTACCGTAGATCATGTCATTGACTTATGCACCGACATGACAATGGATTGCGGTGGCTACGAGGAAGCCATTGCCATGATCATGGACCGGCGTTCCAGGGGTGAGAAGGTGCTGGAGCTAGTGGAGAGGGTGCAGGACGATGACTGAGAAAGAGGACATTGTGGCAAGATTGCGGACGGCTTATAGCATCAACGACAGTTCTGCTGCTGCCCACATGGGCCTGGAGGCGGCGGATGAGATCGAGCGGTTGCGCCGTGAGCTTGAGTCTGCCCTTAGCCCCGTATCCAGGACCTACAGTGACTAGGTGCCCATGGAAGGGGATGCCATGTGACTGCACTCAGTTCCCATGGCTCACCCATAATGCAGTTATCCCGCCACAATGCGAGGATGGCATGCCCGAGGAGATACTGGGCAGACGCCCAGTCAGTGAGGCTGGCAAGGCCAAGTACAAGGCTTATGTGGCAGAGATAAAGGCATGAGTATGCGGTGGACTGACTGTATCAGGTGCCGCCTAGCCATGTGGCTGGAGAGCCAGATGGACAGGGTAGGCAGGCTTGCAGATCGAATCTCTCCCACCTCAGAGACATGGGGGGAGTACGATAAATGGGCCGATAAACAGGGCCATTATGACTGGTGGAAAAAACACGGTAAGCCATGACCCCAGAGAGGGTGGAAATTGTAAAACGTCTTCTGACGGAGAGGGTGACTTATGACCCGGAAACGGGCCTATTTTTTGACAAAAAGACTGGTAAAATCAAGGGATTAAAGAATCCTCACCCCTCTACTAGGAATGGGCCAAGACTAGAATTTAAGGCTGCTGGCAGCAGAATTAGGGTCCCAGCCCACAAAGCAGCGTGGTTCCTGCACCACGGAATGTGGGCCCCATTGCTAGACCATCGAGATGGGGATCCATTCAATAACAAGATCAAAAACCTTAGGGAGGTGACCAAGTTCCAGAATGGATGGAACCGGAAAGCCGCAGGAACCTCCTCCAAGCACAAGAATGTCTGCTTCTACCCGCAGAGACAGGGCAGAAAGAAATATAAGGTTCGGGTACAGGCCAATGGGACCCGCAGGATTATAGGGTGGTTTGCGACTGAGCAGGAAGCAGCCGAAGCTGCAAAGGAAGCCATGGAGAGGCTCCATGGAGAATATGCCCTGCACAACCGCAGGTAGCGGTACTTGGAATACTAATCATATTTTGCTGTACTGGGACCCCCATCTGGGAAAAATGGGTCCTTTTTTGGAGAGGCCTTAGTCACAGTGACCGGGGCCCACCGACGCCGAGGTTGGGCCCCCCGTTCTGCCTGGACCCAGTTTCCCATAATTTTCTCCCATAATTAATCCGTGGCGCGTTATTCTGGGCGCACCCTTGTCACCCTAGCTCACACACTACAAAGCTTGCCAGCGTCCATTTATGGGCGATTGTGGGTGCATTGTGCACCATGACTCATGTGCATACCTAGGGGCATGAGGCCAGTGTCCGGCTAAGACATGGCGCGCGGACGAAGGAAGACATACAAGATATGGTAGCGCAGCAAAAAGCCCAGACTTTAGAACAAGTTAACTGGGATTTAGATGTACGCCACGCTGGCGGCGTGGCTTAGCTAGCTTGCGTGCCGGTCATGCGCGCGCCCTGGACGATGGCGGCAATGCGCTCATTAAAATGGCCTAAGGCTTCGAGGGCTTCGGCGCAAGCCACCTCACTTACCTCTGACTCATCCATGCCTGCATTACGCAATAGCATCTTTGCGACATTGGCTTGGTCATTGGCTTGTGCGAAGTCACCGGGCTTTCCTTGTTCTGTGCGATCTACCACAAGGCCCAATATCTTGGCCTTTCCCGTGCTTGCTGCGACCATGGCATTGGCTTGATTGCCTTGCTTGGCTATGTCCCGTGCTTCTTCGAGCTCTTCCACAATGGACTCGACCGTGATCTTTTTCTTACGCAATGCTTGGGCTTGTAATTCATGCACCCTGCCAAGTATCGGCTTAACCTTCCTTAACAAGCGTGACGCGGCTGCATCTGCCACATTTCGGTCACTTGGCTTGTAACCTGCCGTCTCGTATGCCTTGGCTTGAGTCCATCGTGGCGATTGTGCGAGGCCATATGCCAGCACTTGGGCAAATCTCTCATGACGTGGGTTTGCTAACGGTCCTGCCATTGCGTGCCCCATATAGCGCGTTGTTCCCCATAATAATGCCTTGCGTTCTCTGATTGTGTGACGTTTCTAAGATTTATCAAGCGATTATCTTGTTTATTGCAATTAATGTGATCAATCGTGTCCGGCCATTCCTTGTGCACATAAAACCACGCGAGGCGATGTGCTAAATACAGCGTGCCACGGAATGTAATCGCAATATATCCCTGCGCCGTCACAAATCCGCGTCTCTTGCCAGTCCTTTTATCTAAAAAAAGGCCTGTTTTGGGATCGTATCGGTCGCGCGCAATTAGCGCGGCGTGCGAGACGCTTACCCACGGATGCCGACGACTCGGAAAGCGTGGCGGCATCTTTTTTCTCTTTGTTTTCATAGCCTTGTCTTATAACGCATTCGGGCCCTGCTCGCAATGGCGTTTCGCCCATGTCTCACGCCACCGCTAACTAACTGACATATCAAGCTTTCCACAATCTCCCATATTCCATATTGACAGCCTAACCCATTCCGTCCTACATATTCAGACCGCCACCATTAGGATTCGGGAGAAATCACACAATGGCACGCACTCCATCCATGACGCCACAAGAGGCCATAGCCGCTATTGGCTATGCGCGTGGCAATCTGCCGTCAAACATATCGCCTGAGACACACAAGCTTCTCAGGAAATGGGCCACGGCATCGGGCTTGCCCGGCCAATACGCGGCCAGCATGAAAAAGTGGAAACTGGTCAATTGCTACAATTACGCCGATACAGCCGAATTCGGGCTGGAGTGGCACAAGCGCAACGCAATAACGCAAGGCTTGACTGCCAGCGCACCGGATGACGACGAAACCGTGGAACCGGCCATTACCGTGACCGCGCCGCCTGTAGAGCATGTTCAAGCCGCGCATGCGGTCAATGACGCTGGCAAGCTTGCTGGCGTGCTGGCCGATATTCTCGCAAAGGGCGGATGTAATCCCGAAATGGTCAATGCCATTATTGACCAGCGACTTGCCACATTGCCCGACATGATCGCGAAACACTCGCCTAGCGTCACCGTCAAAGTCTCAGTCAATGGTGCGGAAGCCAAGGCAATCGATGGCCATGCTCACAAAATGCTGCCGCAGGTGATCGAGGCAATCGGGCAAAATATCCCCGTAATGCTTGTTGGCCCGGCCGGTGGCGGCAAGAGTACAGCAGGTGAACAATGCGCACATGCCCTTGGCTTGGAATTCTATATCCAAAGCGCGGCGTCGGGCACGCATGAATACATCGGCTATAAGGACGGCGCGGGAAACTATCACTCGACTCCGTTCCGCCAAGCCTTCGAGCACGGTGGCCTGTTCTGCGCTGAGGAGCTTGATTCAGGTTCTGCCGACGTTCAGCTGATCCTGAATGCTGGCCTCGCAAATGGCCATATGGCCTTCCCGGATAGCACGAAACCGGTTCCACGTCACAAAGATTTCCGTATCATTGCCAATGCGAACACATATGGCAATGGCGCAGATCGCACCTATGTCGGGCGCACGCAATTGGATGGCGCGACCATTGACCGTTTCGCCTTCCTCACTTGGGATTATGACGCGGTATTGGAGCGCAAGCTTGCGGGCAACGACTCATGGGTTGATCGCGTGCAAGCTATCCGGCGTGGCGTCATGGCGGAAAAGGCGCGCGTTATCGTCTCGCCCCGCGCGTCTATCATGGGCGCGAAGATGATAGCGGCTGGCTGGTCCTTTGACCAATGCGAGGAGTCTTTCATTTGGAAAGGCGCAGACGCCGATTTGAAACGGCGCATTTTGAACCACGCTCACTAAATCCTATCGCTAGGCGCGCCAATGCGCCTAGCGTTTGTCCCTTTACAGCTAACCCTTTTCGTGCTACATACTGAGAACGCAATCGGGAGACTTGCGACATGATCCTATCAAAAGGCAATGCGCCTGACCTTATGGCTTTGATGCCATTCATGGCGAATGCACATCAATCTTGGCTAACCTTTAGCTCGCCTGAGTCCATATGCGAACACGTCAAAGATATTCCTAAATCTCAATATTGGGATAAGGAATGTTTCGGAACCGACCCATACTTTTATGGCACGGAATCGTTGCAAGAGGCCATTGGCCTTTGCCGCGATGGCTGGCAGGAAGGCGCGACTCGTGCGGCGGCATTGCGCGATCGGATTAACGTCAATAATCCGACACAGCGCCGCTATGTTCGCTATGGCGTGGCCGGAGCAATACCGGATGTCCCGCGCTATCTTGCGGGCAATCCCATGCATATGAAACGACTAGACTCAGTCAATGCGCGCCAACGTCCCATCATTACGCTTATCAACCATGTCGGCGGGTTAGGTGGCGTTGACTCCGCTTGCTTTATTAACAAAGCGGCCACGGTTTGCGCGATAGTTGACGCAATCGAGGGGAATGGCTTTTCCTGCCATGTCATTGGTATGGCCATGTCAAGAGCCCCTAATGGTGGCTTAGTGGGAGTCGCCTTTACTGTTAAAGAGCCCGGCGACCATATGGATATCGGCCGCGCGGCGTTTGCCCTGGGGCATACTGCTATGTTCCGCCGTCTAGTGTTCGCCGCGCGCTATTCCGACGACGACTCCGGCAATGTGGCCGGTTTCGGGACTTTATCTACAGTTGACACCGCCAAGCCACGCGATGGAACGTATATCCTGCCAAGCATGAATATTAATGAAAAGTTTTTTGGTGACGAATCGACGGCGGAATCTAGGGGATTAAACCACCTGATTCAGTCATTGCGAGATCATGGTTGTCCTGCATTTCGTGACGATGCAATGGCCGCTTAGTGCGGCCTCTATCCACAATCAACAATCGGGAGTCTGACAATGTGGGTAATCAAAGCGGCCGATATCAAACCGGGTCATTGGCTTGATCTGCAAGGGGATGTTTTCGCTGACCCATATCGCGACAACGCCATATTCGAATCCGAATTCGCAATCGTGGACACAGTAGAGCAAGAAACCGACGATTGCATTCTGGTCACACTGGAAAGCGGCCAGCAAATTGGCTTCCCGTGCGGCCATTATCTGCGCCACTATGTCTTGGGAGATTAATCAATGTGGAAAACCTTCAAGACCGAGCACGATGCCCAGTCCTTCCTGAAGGCGGAAGGATATCACAAGGCCGGTCAATATTGGGAACGTGGCGAAAGGTATATTTCCTTTGCGCGCGTCGAAATTGGCCGGTGCAATGATGGGACATGGATTGCATGTCACGTTGAGCACAATGTTCAAACTGGTAATGCTGCATAAACCGGGAGTCTGATCTGTGCGGTCACTGCTTTAATCATCGCCTATGCCGTGGCGTCTATCCTTTGTAACAAATCGTGAGTAGATAAGCGCCACGAAATGGGTTACACTTGCTCTAGATGGAAACGGGAGATTCTACAATGACGCAAAAGGACAAAGACGAATTCCGCGCCTACTTGCGCCGATGCACGGACAAGCAAGTGCAGGGCGTTTATGAGCGCGAGTCCGCTGCCGGTCGTCGCGACTATGCCGAACTCGCCAAGGATGAGGGGTATCGGCGCAATATCCATATTGGATAGCGCAGACTCGCTGCTAGTAATTCACAATGGCTAAATCGGGAGAATGAAGCCATGACACTCGCTGAATTGAAAGAAACCCTAAACACTGAGCCGCCAGAAAACCTCGATTTGGAGGTTATGGTGTGGCTTCCTGGGACTCGCATCAGTTTGAGATATATCAAGAATGCCACCCTAATTAAGCAAGGCAACGTCTTGTTATTGGAGGGCAACGTCCATGACTGAGACTGACAAGCTCGCCAATGCGAAGCAATCTGGCCAAGCATGTTTCGACAACATTCGGGAAATGGTGGAGGCTCTGCAAGAAGCGCGTCGCGCCCATGAATATTCACCGGAGGCATCTGCGGAAGCCGAGGGAGCCGTAGAAGATGCCGAGCGCGCAATCCATGAAGATGCGCTATCGGTGGAGGTTCGCAGCGGATGGTATGGCCCTGGGGCTGGCGAAGTGCAGAAGCCGTGCGAATATCGCATCCTGCTTTGCACGGGCGGCCCTGCGGTGCAGATCGTCGGGGATTTGTCAGAGCATGGGGAGCCGATAACTGCCGTGATGCAGGTACAGGACTGGCTTCTGCCATGGACTGATTTTTATCCGGTTATCATGGACGGGCCGCATAGTCGCGAGAATGCAGAGGCAACCATGCTCGCATATGCTTGCTGCTTCTATTTTGGGGAGTGATGGGGATGCATAAGAAGCGATGGCAAGATAGCAAGTTGCTGAATTGGAGACTTGGCCCGACGTGCTGCATTCGTATTTTGCCGGGTCTCTGGATTCCAGGTTATTATCATAATCGGGAAAACGAGTGCATTGCGCTCATGCTACCGTTCCTGACGATAGCCTTGGACTACAAAGACATCCGCAATGCCGGCTGAAGATGGCTCCCCATACCATGAACAATGCGATGCCAGAGAACTAATCGGCGCGCGCTATGCGCGTGAACATATTCTAAAATAATGGGAGAGAGAAATGATCATTCCTGAAACTCGTTGGACTCATGCCATCATTCTTCGCGTTGGTAACGCTGGCGCATCCCTTGTGATTTTGAGCGACCGAAAAATCTACACTATTATCGTGGCGCGTTGGCCATGGTCAGCACCAATCGAGTTAACAGACTTAAATGGTGTCCAGACCAAGACGAGGTTTTTGTTTCTAGACTTTCGCTCCAGGCCGCTGAATCTTGAGCAAGTCGTGGTCAATGGCAAAACTTGCGAAGATTTTTTGCCAGATGCCGCTTGACATGCTGCCCGATGTGGGTTAGGCTTCAATCGTAGTAGCCAAGACACTACAAAACAACAAAGACGGGAGACTCCAGCATGAAAATGAACTAATCCATCTGCTGATTTGGCATCGGCAACACCAACAGGTTCCCCCCGCCCGTGGCGGGGTGGAACCCTAAGCCAGTGGAAGTACCAAATTCAAACGGGAGAATGACTAATGGGCACCCGCAGTCTGACTATTGTTATGGATGGCAATCAGGAGCTTTGCCGTATTTATCGGCAATATGATGGCTATCCAGAGGGGCATGGCCTTGATCTTGCTAAGCTCTGTGACGTGGAAATCGTCAATGGCATCATACCGGGGCGAACCAATATCGCGAACGGCATGGGGTGCCTTGCTGCGCAGATCATTCTTGGCCTCAAGGAAGGTCCAGGAGGCATTTATCTGGAACCGACCGGCGGCGAATTGAATGACTGGTGTGAGTACATCTATATCGTTCGCGGTCAAAAAGGCTCGAAGCCCACAATCGAATGCACCACACAAACGGGGCCGTTTCCTTTCAATGTTCAGAACAAGGAGGCCCACATTTTCACCGGCAAGCCTCAGGAATGGCTGGCTAAAAACTGGGATGATGAAGCCGCATAATGTGGCGCTAGTCACTGACGTTGCACAAACAAAAACGGGAGAATGACTATGGAAATGCAGAATATGGGTGACGATCCGGCCTTTGTTCACAATCTGGATTCGGTTGTGAATGCTTCGCAGCAATTCGTCAAGATGGCTTGCACCGCTGGCTGTCCTGACAATAATCATCCGGCCAAGGTGACCATGGCGACGGCGTGCATGATTGGCCCACTCGCAGCTATCGCCATTATGGTGGCCAAGGACGACAAGGTGACGGCGGACTCCATCATGTTCGCGGCGCTGCTTGCTGCCAAGGCGGTTGGTCCTGTCGGTGACAATGCGCTGGCGCTGAATTTCAGCCCGGCCATTCTGCTGGAGGCTGTTGAGGCTTTCCAGAAACTGACCGGCCTCAAGGCCGAGAATGTGGTTTGCGAGGGCATGGTGAGCGCCGCTCGCAGGATCGAGAGGGAGGGCGCGATTCCGCTCCAGTCCTTTCTGGAGGCGGCTCGCAAGAGCAAGTTGAACTGACTTCGCTGTGGGTGGCAGCGGTAGCTGTAGCTAAAAAGGGCGTGTTACTACAGTACACGCCCACCACCCAACAATTTACAACGCCAAACAACGGGAGATACCCATTATGGCAAATGACGGGAAGAAGAAGAAGGATAGCACTTGGGATAAGCTCGACGTGCCAATCGAACACAAGGGCCGCGCCATTACGCTGCCCGCCGATCCTGCGGCAATGCCGCTCAAGGTGGCCATTGCCACATTGCAGCGCAAGCAACAGGACGAGGAACAGCCCTATAATGTCATGGAGCGTTTCGATGCCTATCCGCATGACGCGGCTGTGGCCTTCGTGCGTGCCATGCAGAAGCTGTACGGCTTTGCGTCTTTCGAGACGAAAGTCATGGATACTTTTTTCGGCCAGATCGACATTCCGCCGACGATGCTTTCCGTCAAGGTCGGATTCCATGACGAGGACGTGGTGCAATGCCCGCTTGGCCAGATGCGCCTTCCCGGCGTTGAAGACCCTGTGGAATGCATGATCCACAATAAGATTGGTTTCATTGTGCATGGGACCATAAAGAAGCGTGACCGTCATGTGGTGCTGGAACTCGCCACTTTGACGCGCCAGATTCTCAAGGAATCCAGCATCTATCGCGGCAAGCCCATTCGCCTTGGCGTCGATGACAATGGCGATCTGGACACCAGCAATCCGCCCACGTTTATGGACGTGACCGATATCAGTGAGAACGACGTGCTCTTTGATACCGATATCCTCTCTCAGATTGATACCAATATTTTGGTGCCGATCCGCGAGACGGCTCGTTGCCGAGCACATCGTATTCCGCTCAAGCGCGGCGTTCTGCTGGAAGGCCAATATGGCACCGGCAAGTCGCTGACTGCGAAGTTGACGGCGCGTATCTGTGAACTCAATGGCTGGACCTTTGTGCTGCTCGACAAGGTGCAAGGTCTACGGACGGCGCTGGAATTCGCCAATCGGTATGCGCCTGCCGTCGTGTTCGCCGAGGATATCGACCGGGTGGCCGAAATCCGCGACGAAAAGGCCAATGATCTGGTCAACACCATTGACGGCGTGGTGTCCAAGCGCGCCGAGATCATGACTGTGCTTACCACAAACTTTGTGGAAAAGCTCAATCCGGTCATTCTGCGACCCGGCCGCCTCGATGCCGTCATTACGCTGCGGGCTCCGAATGCCGAGACGGTGGCGAAGTTGCTGCGCTACTATGCGGCTGGCTTACTGCCGGATGCTACGCCACTTGCTCGCGTGGGCAAGGAACTGGAAGGCCAGATTCCGGCATCCATCCGGGAGTGTGTGGAGCGCGCCAAGTTGGGCATGATCGGCCGCAATGCCGAGATGCTTGCCGAGGTTGACTTGCTGACTGCGGCGCAGACGATGAAGAACCATCTGTCGCTGCTGAACAGGAAGGTCAAGGATGAGACTCCGGCCGAGGCGCTGGCGCGGTCGCTGCACAAGGTCGTCCATAATGGCAAAATGGAAGAAGTCCATACCAAGGTGGGCGAAATCCACCGCAACGTCGTGGTGTAACACAGGAGGGAGACATGGCTTCCCAAAGCAAGGTACGCGGCCGTAAGGGCAAGATCGGCAAGAAAAAGCACTGGATTGCCGCTTACTTTGCCAATGGGCAGCATCGCTGGAACAAGGCGCGCAAGTTGACTCGTCATTTGCGTGCCTACCCAAATGACAAGGTTGCGCAAGAGGCTCGCAAGGTTGCTATCGCTGCGTTGCCTCATGCGCGGTCCAAAGCCTTTAATGAGCAATACAAGCTCGCATAGGGCTCCCCCCGTAGCGGGCGGCTGCGGGAAAAAAGCAAAGCGGGAGATTTAATGTCCCCCTGTCCCCGCTTTGCACCGCCCACAATACCATTATGGGAGAATGACAATGAAACAGAAATCAAGTGCCGCATCTGACCTCGAGCGGCTGACTCCGATGGCCTCAAAGGTTGTAGAGGTCATGGAGGATGCATCCTCAAATCCGCAGGATGCGATCTTCGTGCTGGCCCTGGTCGCTTCGTATATCATCAATACTCACCGCCAAGAGGATGTTCCCTTGGAAACTGCACAGGAATGTCTCTTTGATCTGGTCAGGGGCCTTTCCGGCCTTGGCGAAGACATCGATATACCGGAGTTAAACTAATGGAAGATAAGCATCTGGCATTGGCTGAGAGATTCATCGCTTTTGTAGAACAAGTTAACAACAAGGATGAATCCCTGAATGTGGGAGATATCCTTATTGCCATGGCTGTGGCAATGGGCTTCTTGGTTCATTTCAGGAACGACGATTCGTCCATTGATGCTGTGGTGACAAGGCTGGAAAAACTGATCCGCCATCAGGCAGAGAAGGCCGACAAGTCACTTGGGCGAGAGAAGCCACATTGAATGGAGCATGTAAAATGAATGACTGGGAAAAGCATGTTGGTCGCGGCTGGCAACCAATTGTCAAAAAGACGGTTAATAGCATTAACGCTCTTGGAGCTACGGTAAGACAGGTCAAAGAGAAATTTGGCGGCCTTCGGATTTACTATGATTCCGAAAGCAATCATGGGGAAATAAACCGATTGATCCAAGAGGCTGAATGGGAATGTGAAAAAATTTGTGAAGAATGCGGAGAACCTGGAACCTTGGATAGTAACCGTGGATGGCTAAAAACACTTTGCCCTAAGCATCGAAGTCCTCAGCAGTAAGACCATCCGAGAGTGGCACATACTTGCGCTGCCTAAAAGAAGATGATCTGCATTGTTTGGAACAATATTTCGCTCGTCGCGAGTGCTTAGGCTCGAATGTGGCTCCACAGCCATGACATATAATTTTATCTGTAGTAAAGGCTGCTTTGGGATTCCAATCTATGTAGCAATTGTCATTTTCGTCATAAATTAGAAATTTAACGCCAGCGGCGGCTTGCTCCTTACTAAGTCTTGAATTCTTTGTTTTCACATCCAAAAGAAGCACGGTCCCATCCTTAATTGCCACAATATCTATTATCCCGTGAGCGCTAACATTCTTGAATACCTCATATCCGTTTTTTAAAAGCCAAGCGGCGGCTATTAATTCACTCCTTGCGCTGGCGTGTTTATTCCAGTTCCTGCGCTTCATCGTTCATACCAACATAGCATCTCTGAGAGAGATCATACCTCAGCATGATCTTACATGGGAACCCAAGATCCTCGAATCTAGCCTTCCTATGATAGAAAGCCGTTTCAGTCTTTCTGTCAGTGCCCTCAAACATTTGAGGGCGATGTACCACAAACCCTTGGTCTACCATGTTCTCGAAGTGCTTGGAGCCACTTATATCTTCAAGCGTTGGCGGCTGACCACGGCGGGGTCCGTCCATTTTGGCTGGATGAGCAATAATCTGAACATGACAGTCCATATCTTGCGCGAAGACATAAAGCGACCGTAGACACCGAGCAATGTACTCGGTCTCATTCTCTCGGTGAGAGCGCGTTGCTTCTAATCTATTCCATGGGTCTAATTGAATGATCTTGGCCCCATGTCGCACAACGGCAGTTTCAGCGCACTCTAAGAACCACTCTAGGGTAGGGCGCTGCTCTGGGTGCAACAGAAAGAGATAGCGTTCATTTATCCACGCATCTGCCTGACTGCGCTCAGCTTCACTTAAATCAGTTTCTAGATGGCCTGTTAACAACGTCCTAAGTTGACGGCGCAAATGCGGCACCGGACCAGTCTCAAAGGACGCGATACATGCTACAAGGTTATAACTCTTGATTGTCCTAAACCATATTTCGCTAAAAAGTTGCGTCTTGCCCGCCCCTGGCTGACCCGTAACTACCGATAGTGTTCTGGGCGCGAGTCTTACCCTGCCTTCAAATCCAGGCAATGGGGGCTCCCAAATCACAAGTGGCGGGACCGCAGGAAGCTCACTGAGGCGATAAAGACCGGCCTGAGGCCACAGGATAGCCCCATGCACCAAAAGCTCATGGGCGGCCTCCGCTCCTTCTTTGAGGAGCATTTCATTTGCATCCTTCACCCCATCTGGCCATGTCACATACATGAATCGAGCCGCGCCGATGACCTTGAGCATATCATCGCGCAAGATCAGCCCAGGCTCGTCAGCATCGCCACACCAGACAAATCGCTGTACTTGACCGAGCCCCTCCCGCAGAGCATCTAGGGCGTAGGCGTAACCTTTTTGAGAGAATGGGTCTTCTGACGGACGATCTCTGGCCCCATTGGGGACTGAGAGAACCTGATATTCCGGTATCCCAGCCTCAATTATGGCAAGGGCGTCAATTTCGCCCTCTGTGATATACACAGTCCCCGGCTTAGCCATCAAAACAGCATCAAGATTCCAGAAAGTCGCCTTAAATCCACCACCCGCAGTAAATTTCTTGTCTGGGAAAGTGCGGGCTTTCCAACCATCCCGATATTGGAAGTAAACCGCTGGTTTACCTTGGAAAACCGTACCTATGCCTACGGGCATTTTGTCCAAAGTCGCTTGGCTTATCCCCCTTGTCTTGAACCAAGCGATGCCTTCCGGCGTTAATTTCGGCTTCATCCAGCACCCCTCCACCCCAGCCACAATGGTGGCAAAACCATAACCACTTGCCGTCTTTTAGATTAACTTCCAAGTCCTTGAGATGGCTCTTCTTTCTCTTGTGCGAGCACTCAGGGCACCTGATCTTATGGTGTGTAATGCCCCTGTGTATGTGGATGCCGTAGTCAGCTAACGTCTTCATCTGGACTTTGGCGGCGACCATCGGCCCTTAGCCATCTCCAGCAATTCCCATAATGTCGGGTCATAGGGAGCCGGGATGCATCCCGGAATGTCGCCAACCTCGCGAGTGGTGATCTCGTACTTTCCGAGATGAAATCGCTTCTCAGGCTCCGACATCTTCATTTCCCTCACGTAAACCATTTTGCATGAACATAGAAAGCCAAGAGGACCGCAACGATGCATCCAATTCCAAGCCAGTAAAATCTGGATGGAGCATCATCTGAAACGGTGTAATTGAAATGGGAGATTCATGCACCGACATCGGCACCCCCCTGATCGTACAGAATGCCAGCCACAAACCAGCCCGGTGAGCCATCTGTGCGCACAGTTTTGCGCACAGGCCAGCCGCGTAGCCGGGCCTGCAAGACTATTTCTGGTTCGTGAGTCCGTGGAATGTGGATTTGAGGAGGGGCTTGTTCTTCTTTGAGATTGGCCATGACCTTGCCCAGATAGGCCGATGGCTTTTTGGTCTTTAGTGCGGAACTTAGTATGGATAATGCGCGTTGGTAGTCGCTACAGAGTTTGGCTAGTTGCCCCATGCGTGAGCGTGTGACACCTACTGCCTGCGCTTGACTGGCAAGCGCCCAGTATCCCTGTTCTGACATTGATTCCCTCGCCTAGTGCCCACCTGAACACTGGCAAGATTCGGAGCAAGTGACAAGCCGCTAGGACTTGCGTAGGCGAGGACTTACAACAACTATATCCGGGATATGGCGCTGCCTGATAAAACCAACCTCTAATGCTGCGGCCTTGTTGAGAATCGCGGCCCTCGCGTGGCCTGCTGACAGCCTCTTACTTGAGTTTGGCATCGCGAATCTAATCTGATGCCGCACCGCTCTTGGGGAAGATGCCCCGATAAGAGAAGCAAAATCAGAACAATATTTTTCCAATTTGATATCCGATGGTGGCATACTCGGCCAACCATCAAATGGCCCAAAGCGCTCGACTAGGCCGCGAAACAATAATCGACGACGCTCTCCGGTCCAGATTTCCTTCATAGCTCGACCACCACAAGCCCTAGTGCGACGGCAACGGCATGCTCAGCCGTTGCGCCCTTGCTGTTTTTCCATCCCGGCAAAAGTGCAATGCCTTCAGCCTCCTTGCAGATGTATGTCAGATCGTGAAGCAGCGCTTCACGCAGATCAAAGCCATGTTCTTTGGCCGCCTGTGATTCGTCACCGGCTAGGTTGCCAGCCGAAATATCGGTGCCGTGATATTCGTTATCACGCTCAGCCGGAGAGAAGACTTCATGGCCTTGCGCGCGTAGCTCAGCCGCCGCTTGGTGAAAGGCCGGGAAGTTGAAGAGTGGAATCCCGCGCATCGGACCCCCTAGATACAGGCGCATTAAACATCTCCGTTTGATTGCCCCACGCATCCCAATTTGGTCTGCGAGTGCGTGCGAACAATTCGATATACGGCCCATCTACCAGACGCTCGATTCGCTCATACACACAGTCTGGCTTACGGGAGTGCTGACGCTTGGGCTCAATAATAGCCTGCTTTACGTCAGCATTTTTGCGCTTTGGAGATCCGCGAGTACCAAGTAAGCATACCTCACTATTGGCTCTAGTCCAATAACCAAGACCCATGTAGGGATCAATGTAATCATCAAACATTTCGACTTGAGTAGCATCTGCCTTAATCCAGCAGAAGCCAACTGTCTTGTATTTGAAGCCCCACGCTTCCATAACTGTAAGAGCTTCTGGCATTGTGGGCCAGACAATCCACATAAAAAGGCAGCAATTATCTGCCGCCAGTTCTGCTACCGGCAACGATTTGATGGCGTCCATATCCATGGTGTCGTATGGGGTGACAGAGCCGCGCGAGGCTACCCGCTTGCCGTCCCAGCATTGAAAACTCCAAGGCGGATCAGCATAAATAACACCGTACCTTCCTTGGGGCCAACTCTCTGGTCGCATGCCCTACTTGAACCTGTTCTTCGACTTGTGCTTGTTCATGTGATCGAGCAGATACCGATAGAGCACCGGCAGGACCATCGAGGCACCGGCCGCACAGAGACGCCGGATTTCCGGGTCATTCACCGGGAAGGTTCGGAAGCGCTCCATCGTCTTAGAATCAATCTTGATGCGCCGCTCGCTTGCATCCCACAATTGGGGATTGTTGGCAATGAAGGTGCCGATGGTCATCAAGAAGTTGCCACGAAGATGGCCTTGGGCCTCGCCATACTCGATATTGCGGACGCCGTAGCAGTCATCCAGCATATCGAAGAAGTCCTTGATGTTCTCGCGGAAATTCTGGAGGCCGATTTCCTTGGCGATACGATCAAGTTGAGCCGCCCCCTTGTTGTCCTTGACCTGCGATTCATCCCGCTTCGCATTCCCCTTTTCCACAAGAATACGCTTATGGATGCCGCCATGGAGCGCCAGAGCCGCCTTGACCAGCAGAAGCGCCTTGAGAATTTCCTGCTGCTTCATGCGCTGGTCCCACGACACCCGCTGATAAAGCGCAAAGCTGTTGTCGTTGCGGGACAGCCCATAGAGCGTCAGGATCGAAGGGTGCTTGTCGCGAATGTTTCGCAGCAGGACGCCCGGTGAAACCGGGGTCCGGCCGGGGCCGTTAAGGATAGCGAATCGCTCCTTCTCAAGTTGCCGCGTCGTATTGAAATAGATTGTGGCACCAAGCGGTTGAGCCCCATTCGGGGTGCCGTGCTCTTCGATGTGATCGAGAAGGGCAGTCACGCGCTGAAGACCGTCGATAATGTAAACAGGGTCATTCAGAATGACAGTCTTGCCATGGGCAGAGAAATTCTCACCGCGCATGCCAAGTTCAATGTCCGGCAGCCGCGACCCGGCCTCGATGCCCTTGCGAATGCGGGATGGACCACGGCCTCCACTACCGGAGCGCGCTAGAACCTCACGCTGATATTCATCAATCTTGAGATTCTTGAGCGATTCCGTGGATAGCGTGCCTCGTAGAATAAGATCCCCGGATGGGGCCTCCTCCAAGGCGCTGTTGGTCAACTTGATCCCGCTAATTTCCTTTGTAGCCATGTAACCTCTCCACTGGTTCGTTGTTGGTCCGTTACTTCTGCTTGTCGCGACTGAAATCGTGCATCCGGCCACGCACGCCTTCGACAAAGTGCGGCGCTGCGCGCTTGTACTTGCGCTGACCGCCATGACGTGACTGGCCTGTCTTGGTGCCGTTCTGCTTGCCGCGCGATGCAACCTTGGAGGCCGCTGGAGGATTGAGTTTGTAGACCCCAGGCTTGAAGGAGTCGCGCCGGTCGAAGGCGATAACTTCGGAGCGAATGGATTGTGGCGTCTGGTAGCGATACCACTTCTTGCCGTTGAGAACGTAGATGCGTCCCATGTGGACCTTGGCGGCACGGCAATCTAGCTGGCGCATGCAAGCCACGGCAGCAGCACATGAATCCGGGTCACGGCCATGCCCCCTGCGGATATCCGCCGCACTGATTGACAAGAGAATGGGAGCCTTGGCGTCTACAACCGGAAGACCATCAATCTTCATAACTTGCTCCTTGAGAGTACGACACTTTGGGCTATAACCCGCCTTGGGTTTGGTTGTCAAGGGGGATGATGAAAATTTCGCAGCAATCAAGTTCGGTCACGATTTCCACCGATACCTTCACATGGAATTTGTCGTCGTCTGTTAGTTCTCTGGAAACGAGAAAATCGCAAACACTCTTGGGATAATTGTTGGCGTCACCACGTACTTGTGGGATGCGAATCTCTACAGCACAGCGCCCCTCCACCTTCTTAAGACCGCGCTTCTGTATAAGAAGCCAGCCATCGGCTTCTTTGAGCCAGCGACGGTAGGCTGGGGTTTTGATTCTTCCCCTGCCCTTCCCATATTTCCTGTTGAAATACAGCGCGTTAACTGACGGTGGAATCGGGAGTCTGAGTATGGCCACAGACGCGCTTTCAAAAATTGGAAAAATTCCAATCTGTTTCGTGATCGACTATCATTTTTCCATCAATTTCAAGGGCAAATGTAACGCCCTCACAGCAACCACAGGCACTAGTGAAAATCCTTACGCCCCGCTCTTTGAGAAGGGCAGCAACCTTCTCTTCAAGAAGCCGCCTTTCTGTCTCGGACACTGGCCGATCCTTTCTTCATTCAGGAAGCAGGAGTGCAAAGATGGTCCACCCTAGGCCCACACATAAGATTGAAAAAACAACGATTTCCATATCTTATTTCACCACAACAAAGTTCTTTTGCCAATGGTATTGGCAGAAGGAACTGCCCTCGCGCTTCTGATGTCCACAGTACCGTGCCAGCAAGTCAGGGTAGCCATAGCCGGTAATTTCGCGGCAATGATGGGACTCTAGCTGCATAATGTCCAGGCCACCATCCACTGGTGCGGGCGGCTCGATCACCATCGGCTCGATACGGACCTTGACGGCAGGCATGCGCTCAGAACGGGGCTTGCGCTTCTTGCGCTCCCCGTGAAACTGAGGCTGACTGGGCAGGGGCTTCTTGTTCTCAAGCCCTAGCCGCCCGGCCTTGCCAATCACTGCATTCTTCGACTTGCCCACGAGGGCACCTATATCCGTCGTTCGTAGCGTCTTGTTCACGTCCGGCCATAGCCTGACCAAAATCTTGATCTCTTCTTCTGTCCACAAGTCCTGACGCATGCTTACGGTTCCAGCCCTTCCAGAAGCCCTGTGCGATATTTAGCGATACCAGTCTATGGGGGCAACCTCCCCCTTGGTCTTTTTCTCTATTTCCAGAACAATCCATTTTCTTGGAACCTCACGCGCACCGGACTTGTACTTACGGACGGCGTGCTTGCTGATCCCAATCTTCCGAGCAAAATCCTCATCTGTCAGCGCATTTCTAATCAGATATTCCTCAAGCTTCATGGCATTCCCTCTTTGATACAGGTTAAAGGCGTACCCCACTGTGGGCAAAAATGCAACACTTTTCGTCCTTGACTTCTGACCCCAAGCGGGTTAGGGCTTGGTCATGAAACACGGAAATGCCAAGCTAACGGAAAGTAGTGTCACTGAAATACGTCGGCTACATGCAAATGATGTAGATCATAAGGAAATTGCCCAGAGATTCGGCATAAGTCGTCGTCATGTACGACACGTAGTAAATAGAGTTGTATGGAGGCATATATGACCACCATTGGTCACAATTCGCCTCCTAGCATTCTAGAATTTACAGCAGAAACGACTGAGGCTCTCGGGAGATTTCTAGAGGATCACCCGGTCATTCAGACTGAGGATGATGCCCGTGCTGCCAAGCTACTGATCGACCGTGCCACGTCCACAATAGCCGACGCAGAATCCGAACGCGATAAACAGGTGAGGCCGCTCAATGAGCAAGTCAAGGCGATCAACGAGAGGTACAAAACTCCACGCGAGACGCTCAGGCGGGTTGCAGACCTACTCAAGGAGCGCATCGCAGCCTTCATCAAGGCGGAAAGAGAGCGCCGGGAAGCAGAAGCAGATGCCAAGCGACGAGCAGTTGAGGAGGCTGAGCGACGAGCTAGAGAAGCAGAAGACAGAGAACAAGAAGCTATTGAGGCTGCTAAGTCTGGTGAGGTGGTCAATATCGCCTTGGCTACTCAAGAGGCTGATAGATCGTATGGACAATATGACAAAGCGGTTAGGGAAGCAGCCCGCGCCGAGAAAGGCACACACGTCAAAGTCACTGGTGGCTACAAAAAAGCGATCAGTCTCATAGATAAAGAAGTCTTGGTCCTCCACAATTGGCATAAAGCCATTGACGAAATGGGCCTCTCTGAGGCATTGATTAAGACCATCCTGAGCGAGGCTCGCGCATTCCGCAAAGCCACGGGACACCTACCTGAAGGCGTTGTCGCCACAATCGAGGAAGTCATAAGATGAACACAGCCACCGTGACTGTTGCCTACGTAAACCCCCCGGCAGAAGGCAAGAAGCAGGGCAATATCAAGACCGATGGTGGAGACTATTACGGCGTAGCTCCCGCCATGCTTGGTCAGTTCTCGAAGGGCGGCAAGTACGAGATCACCTACGAAAGCCGCGATTATAATGGCAAGACATACCACACCGTTAAGACCGTCAAGGCGCTAGGTGGACCTGTACCATCGAATACTGGTAGTGGCGGCAATCGTGATGAAGCCACATCGGAAAACATCTTCGTCTGCGGCGTCATGAATGCCATTGCAGGCACTGGTAGTCTTGATACTTCCCCGGAGGGCATCGCACTTCTCACCAATAATCTACGCATGGGCTGGCGGCGAGGGCTGGTGCCTGCTGGTAAGACTGCATCAAGCGGAATGGCACCGAAGCGTGATCCGCTTGGCAATGACGATATGGATGGGGACCAAATACCGTTTTAGTCATGAAGCGCAGAAAGGTAAAAGAAGAGTTCTTTGATAACTGCATTCCAGAGCCAAATTCTGGATGCTGGCTATGGGAAAGAGCTATTCAGGGTGATGGATATGGAATTATATGGATTGGGAACAAGAGCTATCTTGCACACAGGATCGCATATCAGGAGGTCAATGGCCCGATCACACTTGGTGCGTGTGTTTGTCATAAGTGCGACAATCCAATTTGTGTAAATCCAGACCATCTTTTCTTGGGCTCTCATTTAGAGAATATGAGAGACCGAGCGAAAAAAGGCCGAAGTCGCAATGGTGACCGCAAGGGGGAGAAACATCCACTTAGCAAGTTGCGCCCAGAAGATATCAAGAATATTCGAGACGACGAAAGAAGGCACCACCTCATTGCTGTAGACTTTGGCATTTCTAGACAGACAGTCTCGGCAATAAAATCGAGGAAGACATGGAGCCATTTGTAATAGATGAAACACTCCCATGGTCCGAAACCTTCCGTATCATAGGGGAACAATGGGCTGACGCAGAGGCCGCTGCTAGTTTACTGGAGGATTCGCGCAGCGCCGTCCTCTCCCAGCGCATGGCCGTGATGGGAGATATCGCCGTCAACAAGGCCGAGATGGCAGTCAAGGCATCGCGGGAGTGGCAAGAGCATATCGAGAAGATCGTAGCGGCGCGTAAGCATGCGAATCTCTTGAAGATACGCATGGAGTTTTGCAAGATGAAGTATCATGAGGAGCAGGGGCAAGAAGCCTCGAAACGAGCAGAAATGAGGATGATATGAGCGTTAAACTGGTTGCTACCAACGACACACTGACCGCACATGCGCGTAGTGCCATTACTGAGATCGAGAAGAAGCTGGATAAGCCAGTGGCCATAGTCATTGTGGTACTGGATGAATCTGGCAACTACAAGCTCCGTACATATTCGGATACTGGTAAGATCAAGGATTTTGATATGTACTCACGAGCAGAGGCCATTATCGAGCAACAGCGCAAGAAGTTGCTTGGGTAAGGCTCTCAAAGGGCGTTTATGAGGACGACATGACCGAGATCACGCAGGTACCACCACTGCCGACCGGGCGACCGGAGACGGGGCCGATGCAGTTTGGTGATGACTGGCCGGGTGTTTTCATCCGAGGCGACAACGCGCTTTGGAACGCCATGATGGTGGCAGCCGCCGCAGAACTGTTGCCGGCAGAACGATGGGACATCAAAGCTGCACTGGTAGGTCTCTCCAAGACGCTGCGCTCGTGCTCTGCCGGGAATACGGGCTGGCCTCCGCAGCCAAATCACATTTCGCGGTGAGGAGAATGATGTTGGCCACGCTGCAATTTGGTCTAGCAAGTTTCTTCGGATGCTTCGGCGCGATTGCTGCGTTCGGTGCGTACTTCCATGGAGGGTATCACAGGTATGCGCAAACTGTGCTGCTACTGGTGACCAGCGCGCTGTTTTTCGCGAAAGCCTTCGGGTGGCTCGAATGAAGAAGCTCTGGAAGAAATGGAAAACGCGAAGCCCGACCATAGGGCGCTGGCTCAAGTGGTATAGAGCCAAGCGTACCTGTCGCTAATCGCGGTAATGAGGACGATATGTGGTGGCGACGACTGAAACGCTGGATCAGGATCAAGCTCGGGCGCGTCTGTCCGACCTGCCACGCGGAACTGAGGCTAGTGGCGACCTGCGGCCTTTGCGGTCGCCCATGGCGGCAATGAGGACCGAGATGGCAACCAACAGGGACGACATAACGCAGTGGCTTCACCGAGGCCAAGAGAAGGGTGCGACCCACATGATCGTGGTCTGCGACACATTCGATTGGTCAGACTATCCAGTGTTCGTAATGCCGGGCGAGGACGCTCGGAAGATCGCGGACCAGAACAATGGACCGAACATGACAAAGCTCATGGAGGTCTACAAACTAGCTGACGATTGGCAGACGCAATTAGACCAACGCCGTTGCTTCAACTACTAGGCACACATGGCGGTGATGAGCACCACGGAAGTTGCGCAGTACCTGCCGGTTGGGTCTGCGCCGTTGGTCGGCCAACGAAACGTTCCGAGCCGACAGAGGACGAGGGTTCGCCCCTCAGTCCCCAGCAGGGGTGGGAAGCCCCGCACATATCTGCCTTGAACCGAATGGCGGCAATGAGGACCACGATGCGAGTCTTAGTCTGCGGCGGCAGGAACTATGACAACTACGGTGCGCTCGCAACACTGTTGTCCGCGCTACAGGTGACGCGAGAGCCGTTCGACGTTCTTATCCACGGCAATGCTCAAGGCGCTGACATGCTGGCCGATACTTACGCCCGGCGACACAACATTCCCGTGATGGAGTTCAATGCTGACTGGAAACGACACGGAAAATCGGCCGGCCCCCGGCGCAACCGGCGGATGATCGTGGAGGGTAAGCCCGACCTGGTCGTGGCGTTCCCCGGACGGAACGGCACCACCAACATGGTTGCCCAAGCACGCGCGGCTGGCATCGAAGTAATCACATATCTGCCTTGAGGGCACCGATGGACGATCTTGGTCAAGCGCGCACGCAATATTGGAACAAATGATACGTAAAGAATTTAGTAAGAAAGTTAGGCCGTGACACCGGAATATTACGAAAGCCGCCTCGACTATGACCCTTATAGTGGTCTACTTCGGTGGAAGGAGAGACCGCGCGGCCATTTCCAGACCAATAAGGGCTGGCGTGTATATAATACAAGAAATGCTGGCAATGTAGCAGGCAAAAAGCAGCCAAATGGCTATATCGGACTAAGGATGGATGGGAAATTTCATTATGCTCATCGCATTGCTTGGATTATTTCTAGGCAAACTATCATACCAGAAAGAATGCACATCGATCACATTAATCAGGATCGTGCCGATAACAGCGCTAACAATCTAAGGTTGGCAACACCAAGGCAGAATAGTTGCAATTCAGTCAAAAAAAGGAAGAACGGGCTCCCGAAGGGAGTGTTCGCAATCAAAGGGCGAGCAGGATATCGCGTAGAAGTGGCCATGAATGGAAAGATGCTCACAGCAAAAACAAACTCCCTTGAGGAAGCGGAAAAATTAGCCAAAGAATTTCGAGAAGAGCTTCACGGAGAATTTCTTCGTCATGACTAGGCGCAAGGAATTTAGTAAAAAGACCAAGCTACAAGCTTGGGAAAGATGTGGAGGAAAATGTGATGAATGTACGGCAACTCTTTATCCTGGTAAATGGCACCTTGATCATATCAAGCCTGATGCTTTTGGCGGTGAGCCTGTACTCGACAACGCCGCCTGCCTCTGCTTGTCATGCCACAATAGAAAAACTGGAACCGAAGACATACCCAAAATCGCGAAGTCCAACCGTGTACGGTCTAAACATCTAGGCTTGAAGGTGAAGCGGGGGCCTCCAATGCCGGGCTCTCGTCGCTCAAAATGGAAGCGCAAAATTGATGGGACTGTCGTACCTCGTTAAGCGGCCAACTATCCAGCGCCTTTATCGACTCGTAACTTAGCATGAGTAGCTGACGCCAGCGCAACGGCCATACTTGGCTCTCGCCTGTCGTGATATCGGTTACGATCAGATCGGCGCTACCACGAACCTGACTGCGTACAGTACAAATGTACTTATCCTTCTCGGAGTAGACCAATGGAAATTCTCCTTGTTACCGTAATGATCTGTATCGGCATGCTCTTGGTAGTGGCTTGTTTTGGACCGCTAGAATAGCGCGGGGTCCCAGCCATGAATTTCGCAGACTTCGTTTGCCCATGCTTTGAAGGCCGCGCTGTGCTCCCCCTTGCCTGAACAATTATTATGATCTTCATGTACGTGTATTAATTCATGCGCCATTGTCTCGATCAATGCAGTCGTGGATTTGCAATAATGCAATGAGAGGCGAATCCTGTGTTTGGTGCCAATGCGGAACCAATCACCTCGATTCTTAATAGAACGATATACCTTAAAACTAACGTCTTCGCTATCAGGCAGATTCCAATCACAGAATGGTGGCGTGGTTACGAGATAATCATAGGCCGCAGCCATCATCTCTGGCGTTATGACTAGCTTTGGCATTCTCACACCTTTATCAGACTGCCTCGGAACTGCACATGGTTGTCGTCATATACTATGACTAATTCTGGCTGAAGAAGGACCCCCTTGTGGAAGGTCAAAACAACAAAGCCGGAACGCCAATTCTTGGGCCCTGCCTCGGTATAATCAAGAAAAGCTCTGGCTCCGACATCTGCTAAGCATCCAGTATCGACGCCCCATTTGATGTTTTCTGTATAGTCACTGAATGGCCGGACTTGAAGAGAATGAAGGTGCCCAGTGATGAAGCTCTTGCCTCCCCACAAGACGTTATTGTGGGTAGCATGAATACCACCTTTGAATCTGTGCTTTACCACCACGTCTTTGTTAACATCCACCCTCCAACAAGGTGACCATAATGGAAAGTGGTCTTTGAGATGAACGCCATTAATGTGGGCATATTCTGGCGCTAAGCGATGCAATGTCGATTCAAAACGAGCATCATGATTGCCCAAGGTCCATATTCTTTCCACTCTGCCAGCAGCCTTTTCGATCTCGTACAATTGCTCCTGTGCCGCCTCTATTTCTGCGGCTGGCTCTGGCATCTTCTCCCACCCTATCGGAGAATGTTTTGATATTCTGGGGAAGTCCATTACGTCGCCATTTAGAATGACGCACTTCGGCTTCATCTCTTTGATGAAGTGAACGAAGGCCCGCATGGCGGTAGACGGGGGGCCCGGCTCTATATGAGCGTCGGAGCCAATGATGATTGAGCCAGACTGGATATTGAATTGAAGAACGCCGGGATAGGTAGCAAGAGCATTATGGGAATTATGGTGCGGAGGGGTTACGTCCTGACCGTACTTTTGCTCTAAGTTCCGACACCTCGCATTAATATTCCTGATATGGACGCCTAGACGCTTGGCGGCCTCTGTCTTGCCATAGCGACGGACTAACTCCATCACTTCGGCGTCCGTCCCCTTTGGATGACTCAATCAGACTCTCCCACCCTATGGATTGTCAGAACCTAGTCCAATGTCCCGACCCAATCCCAATAATAGTCCCTATGGCGGCAGCAAATCCAGAATACCAATGCTGCTTGCGCTCTAAGGCACCAATCTTTTCATCATGTTTTTCTAGTTGCGATATTAGCTTGGCTACATCGTCTTTTAGACTGTCCACACCTGACTCAATCCGGCCTAAAGATCGCTGTACCCCATTATCGTCCTGATCTCTTACCATGGCCACCTCTCACGAGATGGCTCGATATCTCTATTATCCCCTCTCGCTTCCTGTCTATCTTTCTCGACATGCTGCCCTTTGCGCATGCCGACAAGAAAGGAAATGACACCGACGAATATGGCTCCCGCAATGGGACGCAAGATGCTGAAGTACCACGCCATCAGTGTAGCGATGAGAATGATAAGTACGCCCAAGGCAATGTAGGCGTAAAAAGGATCGTAGAAGCTGGCCCAGGTGTGGGTCAGCCAATTATTCAGGCCCTGGGTAATAAGGTCAGTCATTGCCGTGCATGGAGCGTAGCCGGGCAACGATTGTGATGATCATGACCACCACAATGAAGCCGGTAACGTACTCCACAGGAAGATAGACCTTGATCTGCTCGACCGTGCCAGCATCCAGAGCACTGGCCAGATAAGCGACACCATTCACAAAGACGGTGCCGACAATCACCAGTTTCGACCAGAGGATAACCGCGCTATCACGCGATGCCTCTAGTGCGCGCTCCCACATCGTCCCCTTGGCTTCCTTGTACTCCCGCGAGAAAGTCCAAACGATGTACGCGCCAACAGCAAGCAGAAAGACGTTAATTGCGAGCCCAACCATCCCCTACCCCCTATGCTGGCCAGCGAGCCCCCGTAAACTTGCTCTTGGCCATCCGAGTCACATTTACACTATCCGACTGGTTCCCACCACGAATCAGATAGTAGCTGCCTTCCTCACCCTCATAAAGAGCAACGTGGCCCCCACCATTCCGGGTGAAGACCATGACCGCCCCCAACTTGGGCTCACACGCCACGCCAAACTTCATCCATGCCTGGGCCCACAGGAAGCGATTAAGATCGCCTGAGCCAAAGACCGGCCGAATACCATTTTTGGCCATGCAGTAGGCAACAGTCAGTCCGCACCACGGAATGCTGTCATGGGTATAATTTGCCACATATGAGGCCATTTCCGGGTATTTCTGCGCGATATAGTTTCGCCACTCTAGGATAGTCGGATTGTCCGCACCGCCGGGGTACTCATTGGTCCCGGTGATCTCCCGCATGGTTGCCAGCCACGGTGGGGTGCCCCCAGAAGCCCCAGAATTGCCCGCTGGCGCGTTTTCCTTCTTTTTGAGGGGCCCATTCCAAGGCCAGCCCAAAATGCGCAGAATCGTCTCTAATAGACCGCCAGCGTCCTTCGGCTTCGGGACCTCGGTCGTTGGCCGCTTGACCCCCTGAGCCAACTGAAAGCCATAGATGATCTGGGCATCCTTAACCGGCGTTTCCTTGCCAGCCTCATACCAGAACATGGCATTGGCCAGATTCAGCATAACATTCAAGTCGTTAGGGTCGATTTCCTTCCCGGCAGCATATCCGGTCTTATTGACCACAAACTTGACATATTGTGAATAGTCCTGACCGCCGCCGTATCGGTTGACGATGCCCTGAAGCGTCTTCACCCCAGCGGCCCGATAGCGCAGAATCAGCTTGTACCAGAGTGCCACCCCCTGCTCCGGGGTCTCGAAGACCGCGATGGGGTTGCCGCCACCAATCCTGACAGTCGTGACAAAGCCGGGCTCGCCCTTTACCCATGCCGCATCGCCATTAATGGCACCCGGATTATTGGACCATATCGAGGGATTGACTTCACCCCTATGATCTGGAGAGGAGTAAAAGCCCCCAGGGACCAGACTACGGTAGTTTGCCATCGGTAGCTTCCCCCTTCACCGCTGGCTCCATCTTTATCGCACAACCAGCCTGTAGCACACCCCCCTTGGTCGTAACATCGTTGGGAGGGCGCTTCAAAATCTCCCTGACCTCAAAGAGGCACTCGTCTAGAGTATCGAATTTATGCTCGAATGTCAGGGGCTTTGGAGCACCTTGTAGGATCAGAAATACAAAAAAGACCACATATTCGATCATATCATTGTCCCCGCTACAAAACAGTAAACATACCCATCTGGCCGGGCGCACACATGGGACCGCCCGTCTGGGCTCTCTCTCGGATCGGGCTGTAGGTGCTCTACCCTGTTGCTTGGCACAGGCAACCAACTGCGCGTCTCCCGGTGCATAAACCACCAGTTTCCGCCAATCGTCTTCGTCTCAGTGGGGTAGCAATCAATCCGATTGCAGCAGCCAGTATGCCGCCTGTTGCCATTATTCGGCTGGAGCCAGTAACTATAGAAACGGTCAACAGCCTCAGTCATGCCCTCGTGGTGATGTAATTCCTGCGCACTTGCGGGCATCAAGAGCCACAGCATCACCGCAATGGCATAGCGCATTATGCTGACCTGATAAGGGTAAGACCTATGATGACTGCCGGAGGGATGTTGCTGAAGTTGGTCGGCGACGTGCTACCGGCCGTGATACCCGTCACACGAGACCCCGTAATGGTACTTCCCGTCAATGCGTTTACGCCGCCATCATAAACAACTGTCCCAGTTGTTGACGCATTGGTAAGGAAGCGAGCGCCAGAAGAAGTTTCGTGCGTGTGCCCAGGGTCTGTAATCGGCACAGAAGGCACGTTCTGGCTGGATAGCGTTGTAGTCTGTGACCCACCAGAAGCAAAGTTGGTATCACCGTCTACACCACCCGTAGAAGAACCAGACGTGATGCGTGACTGACTCTGATTGAGAGTGGCACGGAAGCGGCCCCGCGTATCCGGCAGCGTAGTGCTTCCCAGAATTGTCGCCAGCGCCGGATACGTTGCTGACGAAAACGTAGTGCCGTCGCAATTCAGATACGGCGGGATCGTGCAGCCACTCACCCAGTTTGGCACACTGGAGCCCGCATAATCCCAGAGGGTGCCGACCCTATCGAGTCCAATATAGCGAATGGACCCATTATTGGACGAGTTAGTACCCTCGATCATGATCTGCGTAGGATCGTATGGCGGCGCACATACCACCCAGCGCGATCCAGTGCTGGCGCACGTCGTCTGGATGGTTACCGTGTACGCCGACGTATTGGTGCAGAGATTTTCCACCACATACGTCTTGCCGCTGATCGTGGTGCCGGGCGCAGAGCTAAGACCCGGAACAGTGACCGTCACGTTGGACGGCAACGCACCCGTGAACATCAAAATGGCAGAGCGCGTCTGAGCCGTCGAAAGCGTCAACGAGCCACCCGACAAGTCAATCGACTGAATGGTGCCAAATGCGCGGTCGAACACATCAAAGTCGGCATTGACCGGCGTATCCCACGTACCGGAATAATCGCCAGAGCCCGGCTTCTCGACAGCTAAGTTGCTGGTATATGTTGAGGCCACCGTTATTCCTCCCCCGTAGCCATTTCATAACCCTCACGGGCCAATGCGGGCGCAACAGCGCGACGGTATGGGATGACATTCTTTGGAACATCCCTAGTCGCATTTAATACCTGCCTGACAGCATTTGCATCGCGAATCCATGGTGCCGCCGCCATCGCATAGGCATATGGGCTACCTGTGTAGTAGTGCCCTGCTGCCCCGATACCAAGACCGCCAAATACCTGTGCTAGTGGCAGAGCCAATCTTGCAGCAGTAGAACCACTACCTGATGGATTAACTGGTTTAGGCGTGGTGCGGCCAAGAGCGTTTGCCAGATCATTAAGATGCCGACGCTCTTCCGCAGAGAAAAGCTCACGAGCCACTGGAGCGCTACTATCAGAATGTAGGAACTTCTTTATCTGTCGCGCTATCTGGATAGGAGTGCGCGCGGTTTCTTCGGCAACCTCATGAACACTGGCTCTATCATGCACTAACTTGTCGAAAACTGCCTGACGTAAAGACTTGATAGCATCGCTATCAGGACCCAGAATGCTCTTAATGCGCTGGATTACAGCCGAAGCCATGCTACCACCGCCAGCAGAAGATGCCCCAATAACAAGATTGGCTACTTCCTCAGGAGTCTTTTCACCATTTACTATTTTAGCAATGACTGCATCCGCACCCTTGGTGCGCCCGGTCATGTCCTTATATTGTCTCCAATAGCCACGAGCCTGCACAAGATCATCCAGTGCTTTGGGATCGCCAGCTATCAACTTATTGACGACAACGCCATGCTCCCATTCATCATACGAGTCCTTGATGATCTTGGCCGCGAGACCATCTTCCGTTCGCGTGTTTGGAAAAATCTTCACGAATTGCTTGCGTATTGCCTCCATAGACCGAGTAGAAATATCCTTGCCACTATTGCTGTATCTTTCGATAATGCCAAGCATCCGCAAGGACTGCGGATGCGATATATTGTTCATATCAGAAAGCCTAAAACCATCACTCTCTAGTGCCAACTGCGTCCTAAGTGGCAGAGCCTCTACAGCTTCTGGATGGACTGTGGCTTCTCTAGCGGCAGCGCTCTCATAATGCTTTGAGCCCATGGCCTGACGGCGCTGAGCCTCTACCTTGAGAGCCTCGTCAACGGTATGACCAGCCTCTCCAGCAGTCTGCGGAAGACCACCCAAACCTTCTCCGACCTCTTCCACGGCATCCTGTGCAGCACGACGCTGTTGCTGGTCGAAACGATTCATTAACACTTGAGCAGGGTAGCCCTTACCGCCCTTTCGAATATCCTCCTCCAGTGCAACTTGTGACGGCGCTCTAGGATGCTCCTCAGATAGCATCCTTTGACCCTTGGTCAGCGGGATACCAAATTCCTGTGGCCTCGTTCCGCGCATCAGCACATTGGCTACTTTATCTGCACCCAAGGCCCCGACAACTGAGCCTAGAACTCGACCCCATGGGCCAAGCTCAGGAAATGTTTCATGCACTGCCTCACCAGATGCGCCGCTGGCCATCTGAATGGCCGCCATCGGCAACACACCCTCTGGGCCAGCCCCAAGAGGGGCCCATGGCAATGCCTTACCAGCCGCAGATGCCATCTTTTCTGGCAAATTTCGCGGCGTCATCGCGCCTTCTATGCCAACATCCTTTTTGAATTGTTCTCCCTGCTTTTCATAGACTTCAGGGCGTAGCGCCTCAGTCCCGGCATCTTCCCCAAACAGTGAGTTGTCCTGCTGGGACAACTTCATATTTGGGTTCATGGCCTGCGCTTCAGCGAGCATGGCCGGGGCAGCGCCCTTCACCATATCAATGGCTTCACGAGCTACGCCAAGTGGCACTTGAGCAAGCACCCGCGCCCCATAGCCACCCATGGGGGCCTTATTGAGCATGTGTGATCCAAATGACTTGAGCCGGTCAGTAAGCCCTACAGCGGGAGCATCCGCCTTAGTCTCTGGCGCATCACTTACAACATCCCATTCGCCAATCGGCTTTGTGCTCACGACATCCCAGTCGGCCATTATTGCACCCTCTCAGGCTTACCGTTCTTGAGAGTCCATTTCTGGCCATTACCGAATGTAGTTACCTGCCCCTCCTTGAGCATCTTTTGAGCTTCTGGCGGCAGAGTGACATGAGAACGCTCTGCCGTGCTCATTCCATCCAATTCTTTGCGAGCTTCTGGAGTCAGATATTTGTCGCGGAAGTTATTCATCCGCGTTCCGGCTTGATACTGCTTTTCCAAACCAATTAGCTGACCAGCCATCAGTCGCTTGTAGTTGGCAATAACGCCAGCCAACTGAGCCGGGCTGCTGGCCGCCTTCAATTGAGCACGAAGCTCTTCGCGATCTTGCAGGGCATATTGCGAACCAATAACAGCCTTGGCCACTTCGCCGCCCACAATCGACTTCACGGCCTCAAAGTTAGTGGGGGCCTCTTGGCCAGTCTGAGTACGCCACGCATTACGCACAGCGTTAATGGCTTGAATGTCGCCATTTTGCAGCGCTTTTCCGAGTTCATCCGCCAAGGTCAAGTGGTCGATAGCGACGTTCATCGAACGGGCAGTGCGACCCTCAACGCCAGTGGCAAATGAGTTAATAGTCTTCTGCGCCTCCGAGTAGTGCTTGGAGTCCCAAGTTGGATTGATACCCTTGATCATGGATGCAATCTTGGCACCAACAGGCGTAGCCGCCTTGTACGGGGAGAGTGGAGCCATTTCATAATTGGCGATAGCGGTCGCCATTGGCCGAAGAGCCTCTTCACTATCATCCAACTGAGACATATCGACCGGCTTTCCGGTCGTAGTATCCAGCATCTGCTTGGTCTTGGGATCGCGAATAGCGTAAATCGGCTGACCCCAGATATTCCTACCAAATGGTACTGGGGTTGCCTCCTTTAACGCAAGCTCACGCTCCTTAAAGCCACGCTCCTGTCTCTGAGCCTCAGTCATTTCCACATAAGGCAGACGCGCCATTGCGGCCTGCTCTGCAAGACGCTCGCCAGCAAGCTTCATCTCGTAATTTTTGCGGTCTTCCTCACGTCCGGCCGCATGGGTCTTCATGCCAGCATCAAGACCGGCACCAGCCGCACGGGCCGCCTGCCCAAAGACGGTGCCAGAATCTAGATGTCCAGTTGGACCACGCTTACCATGCTGACCAAGGGCCGCACCAACCGCATTAATGACAGCGCCCCATGGATTGCGCTCTGGTGCCTGGAATCCAGTATCTGGCATGGGCGGAAGCTGGCTACCACCAGCAGGTGTTGCATCTCCGCTTCCTTCCGCATACTGCTCCTCACCAGCCGGTGCTTCTCTCCGTAATGGATTCCGATTTGGAAACATCTCAAAGGGTGGCCGAGCCTGCGGAAGTGGCGGCGCGGCGTCGTCACCCTCTGACATCGGCTCCATGCGATATGGGCTGTTATAGCCAGCGTCTCGCAAAGCATTGCGATTTGCCGCTACGCCAGGATCATACAAGTCTGGTGCTGGAATATCGCCAAAGCGAGTGTCGAAGTCGTCTACTACTGCACCATCAGTAGCATAGCCATGAGGGACCTTACCCCCATTCGCAAAGGCAGGCTGCCCCGGCACCATCTGCCCGAATGGATTGCCAGCCCCAATGCCAGAGGGATTGACCATCGAGTTGTTCTTCGGGAAATACTCCTTGACCATCTGGTTAAAGAGATCGCTACGTGGACCGCCGCCAAATGGATTCACAGCGCCGCCAACAGCATAGCGACCACCCGGCACATTCGGGTTCCAGTCACCACGAGAATTGCCGTAGCCCCCGCCACTCCCCTTGCTGCCACCACCGAATAAGCTGCCGAGCGCGGCACTACCGGCTGGCCCACCAAAGTAGGCCCCTAGACCAGCACCAGCCGCACCCAATAACGTGCCCCAAGGACTTGCCTCTGGCACCTCCTTGGTCGTGGTCTCGGTACCCTTGAATATGTTGCCAAGACCAGAAAGGATGCCGCCCTGATACTGAAGATTCTGATAGGGATTTTGGTACTGACCCATGCCCTGCTGATACAGCGCATTGAGTCTGGACTGACCAAGCCCTTGCTGAGCAGAGCCGATGCCATAAAGCTGGCCTAGGTCATTATAATTCTGGGCGGTATGCCCCATGCCAAGATTGGCTTCCTGAGCCGCCGCAGCGCCCTTCATAGCCAGATCGTTCTGGAAGGCCCCTACTGACTGACCAAGCAACCCAGATTGCAGGGCTCCGGTCGCAAGATTCTGCTGATTCGCTAGATTGGCCTGCGTAACACCAATACGGCTGGCCCCAGTGCCCCCGGCCTGCTGGACAGCATTGCGCGTAGTCTGCGCCATCTGGGCGCGTTGCTGGTTTTGAAGTTGAGCAAGCGGACCAGCCGAAAGCTGATTGTAATAATCTTGCACCCGATCAAAATCGAGGCCACGCCCATATTCCGCATTCAGGGCCTCGGCCCTTTGGGCATATGGATTATAGGTGCCCTGCACATTACGGACACCCTGAAAGGCTGCCAACTGGTCAGGAGAAAATCCCTCTACCCCCTGAAGTGGAACAGCCCCTTGGCCGGGGAGGGTCTGAGCCTGACCAGACAACCACTGAGCATAGGCTGCTGCACGCGGATCAGCCTGATAGCTCTGCGTCTCCTTTGTGGTATTGCTGCCTTTTGACCCCAACTGACCCCGCTCGCCCCCTCTAGGCTGTAATAGCTACACTAGACCCCAGTACGCTGCCCTTGCCATTAAAGAAAAAGAACTCGCCCACCTTCGGTAACAGCCTTCCGTATAGCCTACATTTAGCCTCTGTTCTAGTAGTAGAAATGATGCCAGTTAATAGTGGCAATCCTGTTTCTACGCTCTGTTGCTTCATCCACTCAATAAGAGCCTTTGAATGACCAGACTTTCGGCATTCTGGGTCCACGTACACGATCATTTCCTCCAAATGCCTCGTGCTGGAGTACCAGAAGCCCCCAATGGTCAGAAATGCCAGAGCCTCCAGGTTCCCCACCTGCCCAATAACCCCTATCGTGCCGCGTGGCCCCGTGTCCCATGGCGGAATGGTTTCTGGCTGCACCATTCTGGTAATCCACCAGTCAACGCGATGCGGGTCCAGTTCAAATAATCCATTCTCTTTATGGCCCTGTAAAAACAGACGCCAAATCTCTCGGCGGTCAGAGGGCCCAGCTATGCGTACAATCGAAGGTGTAGTTGTCATTAAGACCTCTTGGGAGGAGCCAATTTACGCAACGTCTTGATATGATGCTTTCTGGTATCCAGAACCATCTTATCCAGTGCGTTATGCCCCTTCTTTAAGTCCCCCTTACCGACCGCAGCTACCTGCTCAGGACTGAGCACGAATTCACCACCTGCGGCTATGATATCCACCGGAACCGGCACCTCGCCGCCATTGGCAAACTGGATAGCGCCACCGCCACCAAACTTGCGCTTCAGGAACTTCGCACCCGCAAGCGTGTTATTCTGCCCCAGATGGCTAACCACATCGGCCGGAATCACGTAACTGCCACTGGCCACCCGCATGGGGTGCTTGTCAGTCCTGCCCGGCACCACCGACTTGATAAGGCCACTTTGACGCGACAGAGCACGATTGGCATCCCTCTGGAAGAAGCTAGGGCCGGGCACCCGTGGAGCGCCGCCCTTGGCATATTGCATTGTGCGCCGCATCGCAGCGCCACCATCTGCCTTTTTCACTTCCCCCTCCTGTAGTAGCCCTAAAGACGCCTGTACGGCAGGCGGGAGCGCAGCGACTGATGCAACCCCATATTTCCTCAGTATATCAATTAGCTTGTCGTCGAACACGACGTAGTTGCGCGTTTCCTTCGTCCGCAAGGAATTTAGTTCGTCCTGAATCAAGCTGGCTTTTTTGCTGTTCCCAGCTTTTAACGCCTCATCCAACTGGGATTGGAGCCGTTCGGCATAGGCCGGATTTGCCCCGATATTGCGGGAGCCTTGGTCTAGGTACTTGATGCCGGGGATGCCCTCTTGCGCCATCTTGCCGACAGCCTGAGTGCCGATAGCGTTCACCTCGTCGGGGTGGATGTTGGTTCCGCGCCCGGCGATCTGGTCGAGGAAGTATTTGTTTTGCAGTGCGCGATAGCCTTCCGCGCCGGTTAGTGGACCTTCAAAGCCTGGGCCTGTCGGATCAGCGCCAATGCGGCGCATGGTCTGTTCGAGCTTCGGTTGCTTTGAGAGCGGCGCATCCCAGTCAATGAACTGATCGGGATGGGCGTTGATGTTGACCTCGTACATGCGGCCGGCTTCACGCTGCCCGTATTTCGGGAGTTCCTTGCCGCCGAGAATAAGCTGCGCCGCCTGTTCGTGCGCGCCTGTGCTATACGGCGTTTCTTCTCGAAGAATGCGGGCAATATCCTCTCTCGATTTCCCTCGCCTCTCAAACATATGCAGGTATGACGACGCTAGATGGACCGGATCATCAGCATTAAACGGCTGGCCGCCGACCTGCATCTCGACACCGGGAGCGAGCCTAGAGCGGTATTCACCGGCAACCTTGGGATTCTCCGCAAAATACAGCCCATGTCCGTATGCCTGCGCGCCCTCCCCCGTGCCGATCTTGCTCATGTCGAAGCGGTCGAAGTCATGCGGGCTGCCGTGGTAAGCCTTAATACCCGGCTGCTTCAGCTTCCCGCCAAAGACACCTGACTCACCAGACTTGGCAAATGGGAAGCGGGCTTGCGCCACATCCAGCGCAAGGGCGGCAGCATCCTCAGCTTGCTGACGTTGGGCATGTTGCTGCCTAAATTCGTCCTCCTCGCTCCATAATCCAGGCACAGTTGGCTTGACAGAATAGCCACCCTGCATGGCGCGACCCGGCGCTGCAAGTGTATTGGCGATGCGGCCAGCGGCACTGCGCACAGCCTCATTCCACTCCTCCGGCATCTGCGTTGGCGTGCGTGGCGGCGGCACAAGTTCATCAACCGCACCGCCACCTGCCTTGCGGCGAGCGCGCCGAGCTACATCGAGCGCGATTGCTATCGCCTGCTTCTGTGGATATTTTTCACTTTTTAATTGCCGGATATTGGACGATACCGCCTTTTTCGATCCAGACTTGATCAATGGCATGGCATCATTCCGAATAGTACGGGACTTTGACCGTAGTACCAGAACTCAACTCGACAAGCATAAACCCAAGAGCCTGCGACGAAGTGAAAGTAATGGTGCCAGCCGTAGCTGCTACCGTACTGTTGGCAGTCACCTCCGGGAATATGTTGCCCAATGTCGTGTTAATGGCACGCAACGCCTGCACACCATTCTGAAACGCCGTGTATAGATCGGATAACGATGCTGCCATTATCTTCGCCCCGAAGATGCCCAACGAAACCGCACCCGGCCCAGCCGGAAAAACTGCGGATTCCCTGACGTAATCAGTACAGACATTAGCCTGCCCCTAGCACGGAGGTTAATATACTCCGTTGCCGACGTAACTGTATAGGGGCCATAGGTCCGTGGTGTATCACCCGGATAATCCACGGTGTAGAAAGTCATTGTCAGTGACGCATCCTTGGTCCCAGAATAAGTGCCCCAGATAAAGTCCGGCAGCACCCAATCCACAAAGGATATCTCGTTGCCGTCAGCAATGGACCACCAGCCGGTCCTGAAGTTCGGAGAAGTAACCCCGGTTAGCGATGTGCCTGTCTCGTGCTGGTAGATCGTACCATTGGTATCCACACCGATAGGATTGCCAAGCACGCTCACGTCAAACCATGCCGTGCGGGACATAACCCCATAATCCCACGCATTCTCCAGCACATTCAACTTCACATACGAGTCATTCTCGCCAGTGCTGGTAGCCGATGGGAAGAGCCACATGACCTCGTTGAAGGCCGTATTCGTGGCGCAAACAATCTTGGATTGATACGTCGTGTTGAGATTCTGGAAAATGAAATCCCAGACCGAGCAATTGATTGGCTCGACACCCCTGCTTCCCAAGGTAAAGAAGTTGCTTGTGCCGCACCAATACACAGTGCCGCTTAGCGTGCCTGCGGCATGCTTCCCAATCAGACCACAGCCTGAGCCTAGACGATTGAAACTGAAGATAACATCACCACCGACATACTGCATGTTCCATGCATCAACGTCAGTCCAAATGATGCCCTGAGTGGCGGCCTGCAAGCCACCCATAATGATTGAGCCGGTTGGAATGCGGAATGAGCCAGCAGCCGTAGCATTCGTCGGCTCCCAATTGGTATAGTCTTCGGCATCTGACCACACCACCAAGAGATTATCCTGCGCCAACCAGCCCCCTGTAGTCCTGTCTGGATTTAGCTGGCAAGAGCGCCACGCCACCAGAATCTGCTGCGGCATGGAAATGAAGATTCCACCATTGAAGAATGGGGCCTCACTGATAACTTGAGCCGTCTGCAATGCACTGTCTGGCGACCATGTGTAGATCGGGCCGCCTTCTGGGCATGCCATCAACACCTGACCCCAGTTATCCATTGTCCAATCAGTAGCAGTAATCGCCGTCCCAGCTACTGGAGTAGCGCCAGTAACAACGCCGCCATAACCACCTGATCCATAACCACCTGATCCATATCCGACATTGTTGGCGGCAGGGCCAATGGCCACATAAAACTTGGCCTGCACCAATGAACTATTCATGGTAATGGGGCCCACTGACGCAGTAGTTTGAGCTACCGCGTTGATAGTAAACCTTGTCGAATCAATGATGGATGATACTTGGTACGGTCCCTCCACAATCTGATTGGAAGTCAGTGTCGTTGCAGCATAGAATGGATAAAATAGACCAGTCACTGACTGATAGTTATTGTCGGTGAAGTCCACAAAGATAGTGGCGCTATTTGCCGTTGAAGTGAAAGTCGGCAATGTGCGAGTTGTGGAAGTCGCAGTAGCGGCGTCGGTCAGGCTGATTGTAAACGAGATCGTGCTAAGCACGCTCACAATGTCATAAGCACCACTGATGATCTGCCCGGCAATGCTCACCGGAGTATTGAAAAACACGGTACTGTAAACAGATGGATAGCCGCTACTGTTCGGGATCGAGACAGTGACCGTCTGAGACCCGTTTGTAGTGCTGAAGTCTGCCGATGAGTCGATAGTTGCCGTCTGCGGCGTAATGTCGGCATTGGAGCCATTGGTGATGACTGCCAGATTGGCAGTAGCGCCAACACCCAAGTGGGTATCCCCTGCGGCATCTTGCCATGCATGCAAGGCGCGCACGGTTGACGGCACGGTGAATGGCACATACTGCGACCATCCACCATACGTCTGGATCATCTGATCCTTGTAGCGAATAAGCTGAGATTGTGAGACGCCAGCCTCGTTCGCCGAAAGAGTCCTTTCGACGTTCACACCGGGACGAAGCTGTACGCTCTGCATCGGCACGATGCTAGACCCTCGGCGGCGACGTTACATTGCTAGGTTGGTCTGCGGTCCAACCCTGACCTTGGTACTTTTTCCGAAGTTCCATGAACTCAGCAGATTGTTTCAAGTCCTGATAAGTCTTCTCCCATGACATGCCCTGTGCCGGATTATCCCCCTGCGCAGAGAAGTCACGCTGATATGCCGACCCGAAAACCATGGATGCCGCAATAAACAAGTCTGGCAGCATCTCCGTCAAAATCGTCGTTGTGTTGGTAGACGATAATGGCGTTGGATTTTGCTGAATAGCACGCACCTCCACCGGATACGCAGCATCCGGAGATGGCCCCACAATGATCGTGTCATTGTCTTGAAAGGCCCAGAATTGCGGCGTCCCAGTATTGGAATTGTTCTTACCCCAAATGGCGTCAATCACATCTGGCGTAGTCGCCACTAAAGGCACGCGAGTGCCGCTGATGGAGGTGGCAGTAGCAGGCGTGATAACATTGATATTGTCCGGCACAAGATTTCCATATGCCGTCGATAGCGCTAACGTCCTGCTATTTGCCGTTAGCGCTTGCGATGAAAAGGTGACGGACGTTGCCAGAAGGTCTAGCTCGCGATAAATCCTGCCCTCGGCATAGTCAATCATGCCCGGCAGCATCGTCAGGAAATTGGAGTCAGTAGAGCCAATCACGAGCAGGTTGGCGATCTGATCCACATACGTGGTATATGTAAGAGACATTTTACAGCCACCCTAAAAAGAAATGCCCAAACAAAACAATAGTGGCCGCCAAGATGCCACCTATCGTCCACGGATAGCGCTGTGAGATTGATCTAACTACTCCAGTAAGAGTAGTCCCGCCAGTAAAAAACCGGGTAAGCTCAATAGCCAAAAATGAGCCAAACGCCCCAAGAAACCAAAAAAGCCAAAGAGACCAATCTTCAAGCATTGGCCCCTCCATCGCTTACATTGATCTCCAATTGCGCTACGGCAATCGCCCTAGAGCCATCGCCAACAAAGTCGATGCGGTGGTACTGGTAGTTTGTACCAGAAAGACTATCGACCGTGATCTCCTGACCAACAGCACCAGACGTAGCACTGGTGTATAGCGTCGTCCATGTGCTGGCGTCAGACGATCCTTGGAAGCGATAAGTTACTGCGGCCGTGGACCCAACCAAAAATGTGGTGTCATTCGGCGCAGTTACAGTGAAGCCATTGGCTGTGTACGAGAGAGTGGATTCCGTCAGGTCCGAAGGAGTGCTAACCCCTGAAGGATCGGCCGCCCAATTTTTCCCAACCCAATTCCCATAGCTGCTCCCAGAGACACCAATATACGCACAAAACTGGAATGGCTTGTTGGTGTTGCCGTCAAAGGCAGAATAAGTCCCGCCACCCCATGTCAGTGTACCAATATTAGTGCCAGCAAGCGCTGGATTGGCATTCTGCCCAATTCCAGAAATTGGATTGTTATCTTGCACATAGTTTTCTGGGCGCGGGTTCATTACCGGCAACGGATCGGCCGGAAGGATGATGGCCTTCAACTGCGCCTGTGGCACATCCATGCAGGACCGGCACACGAGAATGCGCAAATTTTGAAGTCGCGCGCCAGCGTACTGAAACTGCCACTTTAGCTGATCTAGCTGATAGTGTGCTCCGCAACGGTCGCATGCCCCGCGCGCCCTTGGGCTGGTAGGGTCAACTGTAAAGCGGCCTTGCGGGCGGAAGCTCATCTATAGTATCCGCCAAGCATCGGGCCGATATAGAGATTCACATTTTCTGTGTCATTGGTAGACGCAATACGCCAACTACGTTCCATCTTGGCCATCATGGCTTGCTCAAGTTGAGGAGCATATTTTTCGGATAGACGCCATGCCAGCGCCGCCGCAAATGCATCAAGAAAACGATATGGAATCTCTATGGTCTTGCCACCGGCAAGGACGGCATCTTGAGTTTGTCGCACACTATAGTAATTCAGGACATACGGCCCATTGCCATCTGGCACTGGCCACAGAGTAAACGTCGGGGAAATCAAGCGGTCGAACCAATAAACAGTCGGGAAGCCCTGCTGCTCCTTATTCGGATAGGAAGCATACTCCGTGCGTGAAATCGGTATGATATAGCGATCCTGCTGGTCGCCCGTCAGGCCAGTTGAAATATAAGCATCAAGAATCATCACAGTTTCGGCTGGAACGCTATATGTCGCACTGCCCTCAATAAGGGGCGCAGACTGAAGACCAACCTCCCAGAGGTTTGGCTGGAGTACGGACCACTCAGACAGCACAAGGTTAGCCGACTGACGGGCGTGGTACATATGCTGCGTGGTCACTTCTGACGGACGAATGCCGATACGAGAAAAAGCCTCAAGCGTCATCTCGCCCAAAGATGGGTTAAATTCGTATGATTTAGAAGTATTTACAACCACTTAAGCCCCCTATGGGTCGATGATACGGAGATCGCCAGTGGCTGCCGGATTAGTGGTCTCAGACGAAGCCGTGCTCCACGTCACAAGACCAAGATCGGCACCAGCGCTACTCCATGTGGCTGTCCAGAAGCTGTTTTCTTGGGTTAGGGTAATTGTCGTGGAAGTCGCCACGCCGGACACGTAATAATCTATCGTTATGGAGGCCGATGTGGGGGAGACAAGGTTTCCGGTGGCGCTGGAGATAAACTCCACCACGAATTTTACCGAATTCCCTTCGAGGACATTAATCGGCATCCCCCGGCACCCCCATTAGCTCTCGATGCCGCTGATATTAGCAAATACTGGCCTTATTTCAATAATAGATACAGTAGCCTGACCGGAATCTGCGGCAGAACCAGTCCAGAATGCATTTCTGTTAAATGCATCTACCTGAAATGCCCCATTAAAACCAGGAAATGCCGTTTCTATACCGGATAGTGCCGAGTAAACGGGAGCCAGTTCTATAATAGAGACTCTGGCTCCTCGGTTTGCCATTATTCGCCCGGATCAAGCATCTTCCAAGCCTGCCCTACAATCAGCGGCGTATAGTGCTTGCCAATGGCAGCCTTAATATCCGCAATCTCCTCTGCCTTCAGGGAAGTCTCTCCCTTGACAACACGCATCGCCAGATCATAGCGCTTGACCTTGGTTTCCCCGGTCATGCTTTTGTCTTCATCGGTCATAGCCAAAAGAGCATTGGCAGCCACCCGCCCCAATGTCGCCACACTCTCTGTGAACTTACCGTCAAGACCCATCTGACGGTCCTTCACTTCGTTACCGTCTAAGTCCTTGAATTTAGCGTTGAAGTCTATTTTTGGCTTCATATGAAACGCTATCCTTTCCTTTAGAAGGGGCCATATACAACACAAATTATGTTTCTACCATGATAGCCCTCAAATCCAACGCCGCCCAAAGCCGCGTAAGGATCAAAGCCGCCGCCTGCGCCCTCCGCTGCTGACGGAAAATCAGCCCCGCTAAACCCGCCACCCCAATAAGAAGCGCCGCCGAGCGTCCCGCTTGTGCTCCAGTTCGTGCCGCTGCCGCCGTTGACTCCCCACGACGATTGCTTGACGCACGGCCCGGTGCCGTCAGCTAGATTGTACTGACCGCCGAGAGCGGAAATGTCCCCGCCCTGACCGCCAGCCTCGTCTATCGCGAGATTGCCGCCCGTCGCTTCCCATAACCTCGTCGGGACGTTCGGGATCAGTCCTGGACCGCCATAGATCAGCGTGCTATTCGTGCCCCTGGACGGCGTGCCCGGCGAGCTTTCCAAGCCTGTCCCGCGACCAGCCGAGCCGTTAATGAATACCAATCGCGTATTGGCCGGAATGCCCGACAGGCACTCGATGACCGTTGCACCAGCACCACCCCCGCCCTTGCCCTTCTGACCTCCCGCCCCGCCGCCAGTAGAGATCACCTTGTAGATCGTGTCCGTTGTCGAGTTCGGCGGCGTGTAGACGATCTGCGTGCAATCGGAGTGGGCCGTATGCCAGCCGACCGCAATGCCAGTAAGTGCGATTGATGCACCACCCGGCGAGAGAGCTAGTTCAAATGTGTCCAGTGTTTTATTTCGGACATAATAAGTTTGATACTGGACAAGCGGAGAAAGCAGGCTTCCGGTTGTAATGAAATAAACTGGGTTATTATTCTCCTGCCCGTGTCCGACCCATAGGACTGTTCCGGGCGTCCCTGCATATAGGGAAATACCACCCTGACTTGTTCCCGTGCCATACCAGTTTTCCAGACCACATCCAATGGATAGGTAATTCCAAGGTCCTATGACCGGATTTTGAGTAAGAAGCGCTGGCAATGTCATTTATACTACTTCCCAAACATTAAAGGTTGAACCACGCAGAACCGTAGAGGCGGCACCATTGCTTGCATTCTGAGCAAACTGTACCGTTAACGTACCCGCAGCATTCACTGTAATTGTCCCAGTTATTCTCACATACGCGGTAGTTACCGCCGTAACATCACCAACGGTTGTCGCCAAAGCTGCTGCCCTAGATGTTCCAACTGCCGTTGCCGTCCCAACTCCATCCCAAAGTACGGCTTGATAAACAATTGATGTTGCAGTGGCTGTGCCCGCAATAGCAAATTTGACGCCACCGGCCACATTTGAGGTTGTATAAAGGATGGCCTCGAATAAATAGGTCCTACTGGCAGCAGCATTAATCGATAGCCCAGTAATATTGGCCAATGTGGTATCAGAAGTCTTGGCAAAATCCGACGATACCCTTTTCATGCCACCGATGATGGTGGCGATGCCATTGATCTGCTGATAGCCCTGCTTGGCAGAGCCGGTCGAGCCGTCACCGTAGTTGTCATAGAAGGTGAAGTAGCCTGCGGACGTATTGACGGCGCCGACCGGGATGATATTCAGATAAAACCTTGCGTTCCCGTTGACCGCCTCGTTGAACTGCCATGCCGTCGCGTTGTCGTTCGCCGACATATTGATGGCGGTATAGGCACACAGGATCGCATTGTAGATCGAGTTGTCGGACGAACCAGACGCGCCCGGCTTGTAAAGCTGAATGGCTGCGGTAGCGGTATTTGCCGTGCCAGTCGAAACGCCGACACGAAGTCGTAATCCGCCGCCTGCTGTGTCAGTAGCGCCAGATTGCGCCCCACCAGCGCTGATAATAAGCTGCTGACCAGCCCCAGTTGTGGCTCTATTTATCTGCCAAGTTCTGCCAGCAGAACCATCTGCTAAAATGGCATTTATGTGCCCAGTTCCAAAAAATAAGGATGTTGTTCCTAGATCTAGCCCAGCCGTAGTTGAAGGAGCCAAGGCGCTTGCAGTCAGTTGCAATTCAGCAGTGCTATTAATGGCCCAGCCAATGGTATTTGCCGCTGGCAAATACATCCCATTCGTCGGGACCGTCGAGCTAGATGGAATAAATGATGGGGCAGTAAATGGTCCCCCAGTAGCAACTAGATTCCCGGCAGAATGCGTTAAAACATAATTACCAGCGCCAAAATTTATGACCGCGCCAGTAGCGAGAAAAAGATCAGCGAACGCGGTCCCGCTTACACCAAGAGAAAACTGATCGTTCGCTCCAGGGGAAAATGACGTAGTATTGAAGTTGTAGTAAAGAGTGCCAGCAAGACTAAGGCCAACATTGCCAGAGCCAATACGATAAAAGCCAGTCGTGGTTTGATTGGTAAATGCAATGCCGGGAGCGCCGACTGCGCCATCTGGGAATGTGATAATGCTGGGGAAGCTGGAGGACCAGATCGGCGCACTACCAGCCCCCTGACCGACCAACACATAGCCAGTCGTGGCAGTAGCATCGCCAACTACAGTATGATCGTCATTCCAGTCAGACGGCTGCACCAGCGACGTATTGCCGCTATCTGCAATCAGACTAACAAATGGATGTGTAACGGTTAGTGACATTCCCCCTAGACTTAGCCCCCAGCGTTGTAGAATTCCCCGTGTAGCTCCTTGGCTAACTTGCTCGCCTCCTCATAAGCGCTCTCTGGCGTCATCGCCAATACAGAACGTATCCCGCACTAGCCATGTCGGCATATCATTTTTAGGTTTCATGTCTCTGCACTCCACCCCAGATTTGACTCACGTAGTCGATATCTTCGAGGGCACCATCTAAATATGTAACTGTATGTTGCAACTGAGCAATTTGCTGCTTGGCAGCATTGACGCGATCCTGAAGCTCCTTCTTCCGCGTCAAGACCTTGCGGCCAAACGGCGTAACCTCCGAGAATCCATACAGCCCCGGCGACTGCATAATATCAGATTCATTCGGGGCCCACACCTTAATCCCGAGTTGCTCAGCCCGATACTTGAAATAATAGAAGCCCGGCCTCTGAAGAATATATTCCTCACGCGACGCCATATCTATGCCAAATAGGGCAATCTCTTTGGCCCCACGGTCAATGGCTAGGGCCATCATCCACGCAAAGCTGGAGGTGAAGAAGTCGGGCCCGAACTTATCCACCATCTCCCTCATCGGGAATGGCGTAGCATTCGGCACCAGCTTATTGTCCTGCATCATCACAGGGATAGTCAGGGTCTTGAGCCACTCCAGATAGGGAGCCCCGTAGGAGATATTCTCTGGCCAGAGCAGATTGCCGTGAAGCTCAAACCAGATATCCACACGCGGTAGCTGGCCCTGATTACCCGGCGAGCACGCCCAGATTTGCCATGAAGGATCATTAAATGGAGCCAGCATGCGGCTGGAGGGCGCGGTGCCAATTAAAGCAACCTTAAGTGGGGCTGGCTCTGCCACCACCTCCACCTCTGGTTTCTTGCCTAGGACCTCTCCAGGAGAGGAGACCCACACTTCGCCGGGGAGCGGCTCATGGGGAGGGATAACGTGAATGCCGCCATTGGCGGCGGCCTGTTGGTCTTTGAATGTGGGGGTGAGCTTGCCCATTAGTACCCTCTAGGGATTGTGCCTAATGGGCCTATACCACCTCTATTGCCCTCTATCTAGTAGGAATCACCCACTTTGGACAATTGTGGCATTAACCGACCCAGCCCCCGACGACGTGCTCGTAAGGGTAACCCTCCAAGCAGCAAAAGGGAAAGAAATGCTGCCGTTGGTAGCAGAAGTAACCGATGAGCAGGCAGTAGAGACCACGGCTACTGGCCCTGAATTTGGATTCTGGCCAGCCCACTTAGATGCCGTACTATACGATGGGTAGTCCATCGTATATTCCAAGCTTGCCACAACAGAGGTGCTGGTTGGGGTAACATTGAACCCAACATTAATTGGGTTGCGCCATGTATCTATAATCTGCCATTGGGTGCCGCCCTGAGTGTTGGTCCCAACGTAACCAGCCGTACTGGCCACAACCGCACCAAGAGTGACAGAAGTCACTGTAAGAAAGTCCTGAGTGGTTGCTACGGCCGCACCAACGGAAGAGCCAGTTATAACCTCCGAGATGGGAAGACCAACACCATTCGTGCCAACAATGGTGAAAGTCGTAGCTACACTTGTAGAACCCCAGACAACAATGCGCCTAGCAGTCCCAAGCGAAGAGGAATTCACCGTTACTGAGGTTTCCGCTGACGAGAATGTGCCGATACCAGCCGAAGATGCCGCACTAAGATTCTTCGTAACAACGATAGGCTGCATTTACGGCCCCAATAAATTATCGGCCGCGAGTGCCCCGGCCAGCGCTCGAATAGGGGTTGGCGGTCGCCTTACCGCCACCAGCAGACGAATAAGGCGACCGATCAGCCCCCGTGCCCCCGCCCTTCGTGGACCTAGCCTCAGCAGCAACCTTCTTGCTACCAGAAGCCAACGGAGTGGATTTGATGCCCTTATGAGCCATAGTCTATTCCTCAGAAGCTGCTGTACTGCGTAGCACCAAAGAGCGGAGCCACATTGGTTGCAGAGATCGTAACAACAGCCGAAGCCGCAGGAGTGACGCGCATTTGAAGGCGATATATACCATCTGCCGTGACAGATGAAATATAAATGCCGCGCACGTCCGCATTGGTAGAGTTAGCCGTAGCCGTCGAAGCCAAGCCAAGAATGGCGTTGGCCGAAGTCAGCGGTACTAGCGCATTGCTGATCGTGGCGACCGAAGCGACTTGGACGCTGATATTCATCCCATAATATGGGACATACATCGGGAAGCCAAACCGATTAGTCGTGCCGACCTTAATGCCAGTGCTAGTCGGGGCAGAGCTATTATAGACCCCGAGAATGTACTTGAATGCTTTCTGACCAATGCCACCGAATGACGAGGTTACAGAACCATTCGAACTAATGTCGATCTTTTCGCTGATCTTATAGCCATAGATATCCCGGCCTTCTACCGTGACAGGGCTATCACTATAGCTAGCAGTATATACCGCAATGCAGCGACCAGCACCACCACCAGGGGCCCAAGTATTGACCGTAGCAGTCTGCCCGAAGGCGTTGACCATGTACGAGTCGTCAGAGCTATCCAAAGTCAGGACACTGGTGAGCGTCACCCCGCTCTCGGGAGCGATCAAAGTCGTGGAATACGTGCCAAGAGCCGAAGAGGCAGTGACAAGCGTAAACTCACTATCTCCAGAGCTACCAGTGTCATTGACGATAGAAATCGAAGACGCTGCAAGCGGCAGATAATCAACGTAGCCAACGCCGCCGTAGAAGCCGTAGACCTTGTTGGTTACCGCGCCGCCAGGCGCATAAGTGTAAAAGGTGCGCGGGTCCAACATGGCATTGCCAAGATCGGCAAGCATGGGAGCACGCTGATCGTTATATTCCACATCTCGGCCGGTCAGACCATCAGTGGAACCAGTGGTCGTGATTCCATACTGGAGGAATGGCCCAGAAAGAGCAGTGATACCCATTAGACAGGGCCTCCATCGTTAGCGAATTCACCATGGAATTCGGGGAGCCGGGCTTGATAGTCAGCAAAGGCTTCAGCGGCGGTGTCAAATCGCTTGCCAGACTTGCGGCGCTTCCCGTCCACGACTACCTGCCAGCGATACTTGTCACGAGCCTTGTCGTACACCACGCACTTGTAGCCAGTGCTGCTATCTTTGCGCAGGCGGTTATTTCGTTTGTTCTGGGACTGAGACGCCGGGCGAAGATTATCCCAACGATCATCTGATGTATCACAATTCTTGTGATCAATCTGCTCGACTGGCCATAAGCCAGTTACATAGAGATAGGCCAAACGAGATGCGCGGTATACCCGTCCATCAATTCGGATATACCGATATCCTTCTTTATTAAGCCAACCAGCAAGGCCCCCAACCGGAAAACGGTCATATGCCCCCGCCTGCACCTTGCGGCGGAATTCACCCGTCTCCTTGTTGTAGTCCAGCAATTGCATCAGTCTCTCTTGTGTCAGGCTCACTCTATTTCTCCAGTAAGGGGTTAGGATTTCTCCTATATATCCCTTACTGGGGCTCTAATCAATACTGCATACTAGGCGACAGGGAAGGTGCCCCAACATGCCCTCCAATCGTAGTAGGTAGGAACATAACGCTGATATCCCTTTACCAGCAGGTTATCAGTGGTGAATTCAACGCTCATGTCCGTCTCAAACGGCTTGCGGTTGAAGAAGATCAACCCTTCATGATTCGTGAGCACAAACCATGCGTAAGCCGAAGTGAGATAATCCCACACCATGAAGCCTTCCTTAAGACTTTCATTCATGTGCATGACCGCGTTGACATCGTTTTGCGACGTACCGGGCCGAAGCTCGGAGCGGAACAGTCGGATCGCGATGGGCTCAAGCTGGTAAGGAACGATCAGCTTGCGGCCACGCGCATGGATTTTGAGACCGGCGTTATCAAGCCACGTACCGCGAATGGTAGTGCAGGCGTTGAGCAGAGAAGTCTCGTTGAGATCGACTTCCGGGTTCGGCTCATTCGCAATGGTCGCTTGGTCGATAGGATGCGCCGTCGAGAACAGTGCCACGCCGTCACCACCAATATTGGCATTATAAGTCGTGCCAGTATTGAAGACGTTCGCGGCGTAGATTTCCTCGGTCTCCTTGAACGACTCCATAAGGCCGTCGTTGGAGGGGCCGAATTCGCTCTTGTAGAGATTGTCGTCAATGGCCTTGCGGGTGATCGCGTAGCCAAGACCAATCTCAAAGTGCTCAGCATTGTAGGTATAGCGCTGACCAGCCGCGTTATCGAACGAGGTGGGAGCGCCTTCCTGCTTTAGCTGGGCAAAGCCAAGGAAGCGCACCGCAGTCCTGCGCTCCAAGGCCATGTTCGAGTCGGTCTGCTTGAAGATGCTCGGCCACTGCCGCTCGATCATGGGATATCGGCCACTGATGCCCCAGAGGCCAGGTAACAACAAATCACGGATGGCTGAAAGAGCTACGGGCAACTGGCACCTCCTGCCATTGAAATGGCTGAGTTATTCGCCACTTGACATTCGCCACACAAACCAGTATGTGTGGCTAATGAGCAACCGGCACCTAGGGTGGAAAAATGATCGAAGCCAGATGGCTTCCGATCCCAGAAGCCCCGAACTACCTGATATCTGACCAGGGGGAGGTTCGAGACTCTAGTGGTAAGACCCTTCCGCTCGACGGAGGGCGCGCTAACCTGTTCCGCATGGGAATGCGGTTGCGCGTCAATGTGCGACGCAAGGTTAACGAACTTTTCCCAGATATAGCAGAGGCCCTGCTTAACGAGCCGGGCGAGGTATGGAAGCCAGTCCCCGGCCACGCTGGCTACGAGGTTTCCAGTCACGCCAGAGTTAGGCGCGGCAGCAGGATCACAGCGCACGGACTGCACGGAGCTACCCGTGCTATCGGCGCGAAGATTCTTAAGACTTCCAGAAACAATGGATATCTTGTCGCCTACCTCGGTATCCAAAACAGCCGAAAAGCTAAGATGATTTACGTCGAAAAGATTGTTTTCGAACTTTTCCCCGAATTGACCCCGGTTATGGAGAACCTTGAAGGAGAGGAGTGGCGCGATATCCTGGGGTACGAGGGGCTCTACCAAGTAAGCAACTTGGGCCGCATCGCAAGCCTTCCTAGAACCATCGACGATGGTCACGGAAGGAACCGTCACATCCGATCCAGAATTAGAGAACTTGGTGCCGCCAGCGGCTACCCGAAAGTCGAACTTGCTAGGGACGGTTCCACCAAAACCTTTCTGGTTCATCGACTTGTTGCCCAAGCCTTTGTCCCTAATCCTAACGGTCTTGATACCGTTCATCATAAGAACGAAGACAGGACTGACGCCAGAGCCGAGAATCTGGAATGGGTTACGAGGGCCGGAAATGTTCAGGATTGGTTTAATGGACGACCGCACAAGATCGACGAGGCGCTCGTAGCCAAGATAGCAGCCGAAGTCGCCGCTGGAAAAAGCCCAGCCGAAATCTTGGCCGCTCTTCCGGGAAAGAGGGCCAAGAAATCCGATATGGGCGGCAGTAGCGATCATTAAGTGCTCACACCCGTCAGAGTCACAGTATTGCGCATCCAACCAACCGGCTGGACAACAAGGATGCCGCCACCTTCGCTGGTAGAAGTGCCATTGGCACCCGGAGGGCCAAAGTTCGAATAGCTATCGACAACGCGCCAGATAAAGGACGAAGCCGCCGTACCAGTCTGGCTCGAATTAAGGTACGAAGCCGACTGACCATTAGTGGTATTGCCAGAGCCAACCGTCCAAGCGATGTTTCGGCCGATAAGACTCGTACCAACCACAGTGCCGGTGCTCGCCTGGGCAATGTAAGTCATTTCCGGGTCGGTAATGACATATGCGGTCACAGGGCTGGAAGAGCCGACCGATCCGGGGAAGTAGGGCGACCAGACTTTGCGCTGGACGTTGGAATTGTAGTATTCGCACCCGGCGAATACACCAAGCGGCTTGATGGTGGCATTGAGACCAGCCACCGCTACATTGATGTAGCCATAATTTGCTGACGAGTTAACGACCACATCGCCCGTGAAACACGCGGCGGTGTCGCTCGACAGCATGAAATAGCGAGAAAGGCCCATAGTCGGCGCAGAGCCGTCCTGATGGCCAAAAGAGCGGAAACCGAAAGGTGCGAAAGTGTTCGCCATAGTCCGTGGGCTCCTATCCCCTATCGTAGCAGCCACTATTGGCTAACTACCGGAAGAGACCACGGCGCGTGGGGTATATTCTTTGGGCGGCTCGCCCTATCCCTTTAGCAGGGATGATTCGCTTATAATGGTAATCCCATATTGGAGTCAATACCCCAATACTCAGTCTTCAGGGATTACCATCTTTTCGTAGCTGCGATTAATCTTATTGGTGCGTAGAGCGCTGGGATGATCAGAGCCCATGGCATTAATCTCACCGCCATAAAGGGCCTGCTCCTTGATCTGCACCTGCCTGCGGGCAGCCCTCTGGTCCCTTTCCTTGGACTTCTTAACCTGCTCCGTGGGCTTGGCCATCAATACCAAGCCATCATACTGGATTTCACCAGTCACGCCCTTTGAGGCCCAACGGCCATCAAACTGGCCATCAAAGTCTTCAGGATGGACCGGGAGCCATCCCGCCTGCTCAAACTTGGCGCGGCGCTGCGGCTCCTCGGCACCACGTACCGAATGCGTCACCCACTGTAGGGTGATCCCATCGGGGATATCATCCACTGGAATCTCCAGCGGGCGTAGATTGCTATCCACATCCCCAAAGGCATCGGTATCCCACTTACCTGCCTTCATTTGCCACTTAGCACCAGAAGGTGCAGCCTTGACCGGCTCATACTGAATGCGCTGGCGCGGGGGCATCTCAGGCGCAGGCTTGGGCGTGAGTTCATCCGTCATCGCCTTCCGCCGTTGCTTTGCAGCAAGGATTTTCTCCCGCTGCTCAGGAGACCATGTTTGTCCCTTCTTAGGCATTATCGTGCCCCCTCAATATAATGTCCGTTACGTTTTAATTCCTGAAGCTTCAGCTTCTGCTTGGCATACTCGATCTCGGTAATACCATTAAGCCGTGCGATCTCCCGCTCCTCTGCGGTAAGGGTAACCTTCGTTGAGGAAGCTGGCTTACCAGTAGAAGACGATGGAATGTCCCGAGTCGGAGGGGCTTGCGTCACTACGGTAATCCTCTGTTGCTGCTCTTCCTCTTGCTCCTCAGCCTTCTTGGGAGCCTCACGCATTCCAAGTTTGACTTCCATCGCCTCGACATATGGCTGGGTGCCAAAGGCATGGCCCTCTTCCTCTACATCGTAATGTAGAGCCTGAATTTTAGCATTCTTGCGCCGATCAGTCATGTAATCTGGGTGCTGACGCATCCAGTCCTTGACCAGTGGTGGCATATTGGAGATTGCCTGCTCGAAGGCATCCAACTTGGGCCCATCGGGCTCCTGCTTCGGCCTAGCCTTAGCTTCCGCAATCCTAGCCTCATAGGCGGCCTTGCCATCCTCAAGCCGCGTAATATTGGCTTCCGCGCGGGCCAGCCTGCGATATGCATCCGACTTAGCCTTGGCATCGGCATCGAATTCAGCGCGCTCCAGAGCCCGCTCTGCGGCCTCAGCTTCTGCCTTCGATGCCTCTAGGGCATTAACAATGGCGTCGTACTGGGCCTGAGAAGTTTCCTCTTGGAAGCGAGTATTCTCAGTCTGGACTTCGTTGCGCCTGCGCTCAGCCTCTTCAGCACGCTTACGCTCGGCCTCATAACGATCCTGAGCAAGCTTCTCTGCCTTCTGAAGATCGGCGATTTGCTTTTGCAGGGCAGAGATATCTGGCTTTTGCTCGTCATCGTCTCTGTCAACAGCAGCAACAACTGGCTTTTTCTCTGCTTCCTGCCGCGCCTGCGCGTCCCTATCTTCAGGCTCCTGCTTGGTTTCGATTTCGGATTCGTCAGTCAGCGCGATCTGAATCGGCTGGTCCAAGGGGACGGCCTCAGCCTCTTCCTTGGTGCGTACTATGCGGGGTCTAGCCATTTTAGAAGACCATGTTCGGGTCGGTAACCTTCATACGGATTTTCTCGTATGGGATCAGGCGACATGGGGTGTCATTAATGGTGACCGACATTCCATCCTTAATGGAATATGCAATCCAGTCACCAACCTGCAAATTCCAAATGTTATCAACACCTTCGCCGAATTTGAGAATCACCCCCGCCTTGCCTTGATAGGCATCCTCGGCGACATTTTCCTTGGGTCGGATAATGCCCCCCTTGGTCATTTCAGACCGAATGTGGGTGCCTACTAAAACAAGGTCCCAAAGCACACTCTCCTTGGAGAGATCGCCTACGGCGTCGATAATCGCCTTCTTGGGGTCCTTAGCCTGACTGATTGCCTCGATCTTCGCAGCCGTTACAAAGGCCATGCACTATTCCCTCTGCTTTTCGATTTCGTCCATTAATATAATAACTTCCTTCATACCTAAAAGATATCCACATTGGTACAGGTATGCCGGATAGTCTTTGCACCGGGCTTCCCCCATATCCTGAAGGGCCCGATCAGAGGCGTCCTTAATCCGCTCTTCTAAGAGTGCAAAAAGCCTAGCTCTTGCCACGAATCACTTACGTTTCTGGATTGCCGCCTTCTGCTCCCGGCCAACCCCGGTTTCTGCCCCAGCAGTCATCTTAACGGCACCACCGCGCTTCATACCGGGCAAAGGACCGGCCCCCCCAGGAGGGAGTGGAGGACCCCCCATAGGAGGGCCGGGAGGTACTGGCGGCGCGAGTGGAGGACGCATGCCGCCAGTCGGGAGATCGGGCTTACCTACATTGATATTAATGGTGGTCTTACCACCCTTGACCGCGCCACCGCGCTTGTAGCCCTGCGTCAGTTCCTTGGCGCGGGCTTTGCCGTGGGCCTGCTCTGAATGAGCTTTGTAAGGATGCGACATTATGCAGCCCCCCTGTTCTTGCCAGACGGCGTGGGCATAAAGCCCGGCTTGCCTTCGGCCTGCTTAGGGCCCATCCCGCGTCGCCAGTCGCTAGCTACGTCATTGTCGTAGCCTGGACCACGAAGATTACCCCAATCGCCTAGCTTCTGTGGGGCGGACTGATTCGGTGCCCCCATGCCATCGCCCTTGCCAGCCATTAGGTTTTACCCCCTCTTTTCCTAGCTTTAGGATTATTCTGCAAATTAAGCCATTTACCTGGAGTGGTCCTTAGTGCCGCTGATGCCTCAGCGTTGGAGGCCAATTCACGACCTAGCCCCGCTGGGGTAACCCCCATATTCTGGGACAACTGTTCAGTCCTGCCACCGTCGGCCCTCTTGCGATCATGGGCCTTATCCATTGCGGATTTCTCCCATGTCTTCATGGACATGCCAGAAGCCCTAGCTAGCTTCTTGTCTTCAGCTACGTCCTTTTTGGAGCCCTCGGTAGCGCCACCGCGCGCATAGCCAGACCCAGAGCCAATATTGATTTGCCCCTTCTTATCTGGAGCAATCTTGCGCGGGTCACGCGGAGGAAGCGGCACTTCACCGCCAGACTGATAGCGCTCACGCGCCTTGTCCCTGCCCCATTCCCCGCAGTTCTTAGCCATTCGATTTCCCCTTTGGCTTAGCGCGCATACTAGCAGCCTTAGCTTTTGCTAGCAACTTAGCTTGTTCTAGCTCAGCTTTATGCTTTTCTGCCATCATTTGCATCTCAGCAGCGTGCTTATCCCTAGCTATTGCCATCTCATGCTGGTGACGCTCTCTATCTCGCTCAATCTCTTGAGATTGAATAACTCGCGCTGCCTCCATTTCCTGAGCTTTTGCCGCCCTTTGGGCTTCAATCTTAGCCGCTTCCGTAGCTGTTTTAATTTCCACGTCCGACTGCGCCTTGGCACGGCCAACCTCTATTTCCGAAGCCGCCTTGGATGACTCGCGATCCTCCTCGCGCTCATTAATGACATACTCCTCTTCAATCCGCAGTAATTGAAGCTGGGTCTGCATCTGGGCGATCTTCTCGCGAGACTTACGCTCCTCGGCACGATCCAGAAGCTTGGCCTTCTCGGTCTCGATGCGAATCTGCTCACGCAGCATTTCCATCTGGGCCTGAGCTTGCGAAGCCTTGGCCTTCTCCTTGATAGCCTCCATGCGCGGGTCGGGCGGCGGTGGCGTGGGCTGCTGATTGAAGAGCCCCTGCGAATCCACGCTCATCATGCGCAGCACTTTAGTGTGTACTGCCTGAGTATTATAAAGTTGAGGAGCCGCCGCCGACATTTGCATAATGGCATGAGCCTTTGCCATGCGATGCAATGAAGTCGGATTGTTTGGATCGGCCACCGGCACCAGATCGTTGTTCTCCAGCGCCTTGAGGAATTCATCCTTCTGCCAAGGATGAATAGTCTTACGATGCCGCCAGAATGCTTCCGGGTCTTCCTTGAAGCGCTCCTTGAGCAACATAAACTCTTCCGACTGAGCCTGATGCAGACGCTTATGCACGGCATCCAAAACCTTGGTTGCCTGCTCGATAAGAGCTAGCGTGGTGCCTACCGGAGCATCCTGCTTGCCTTCCCCCACATTGACTTCTGCGGTAGAGGCCAAGCGCTGACCTTCTTGCGCGACATGCTCCACAAAGGCAGTGAAGGACGGGCCCGGTTCCTTGTATGGGAGCGGCATGGCTACAGAGCGAATATCGCCCTGTGCGCCGACATCAATGGCAACACTGCCACCTGGAGGTACACGAAGCTGATTCGTAAGTTGCCTGCTAGCGCTCTTGGCAATCAGAAAGCCGGGAAAATTGGCAAACATCCCGGCATCAATCATCTCACGCCATGCCGCAGTCAGCGTGGTCGTCAGGTTGCCCAGTAGATGTATAAAGCCAATGCCATAAAAACCAAGTCCCCGAATAAACGGGAATTGGACAAAGAAACGCTTTGCCAGACATTGCTCATCGTTTTCATCCCAATTGCGAATAATGCTGAGAACCTGACGCGAGTCCTTTTCGATAGTCACGCGATAAGGCAGGGGAAGACCTTTGCCCTTGAATTGCTTCGGTGCAAACTTATCCAAGTCTAGCTCGCAGTAGCACTCGAAGACGGTATAATCTTCGTCTTCTGGCCGCTTGGATTGAGTTTTCTGCCCGGCAATCTCGGCTTTCTTGACATCAACCTCGGTAGGCCGATCAGGCTGCGCCTGACCAAGAGGCACATCGCGGTAGCCACCGGCAATCTGCATGCGCTTCAAGATGCTCTTACGCATCTTGATCTTGTGCGTCACTCGTCCACAGTTTTGGAGGTCCGTCGCCGCATTCGAGACAATAAGATCTTCCGCGTCAACGCTTTCTGATACGGGCCTTCTTCGGAGTGGGCAATTAAAAACCTTTTTAAAGCCATCTCCGCCAAAACCGACGTAGAAAAGCATTCGATCAGTATCTGGGACATATTCGGTCGCCGTGACCGTGAGGTAGTGGTTGAAGTCTTTTTCAAGGACATCGGCTAGACTATCCGTTTCATCCATTAATGGGCCGCCATTATGGCCCATGGCAGGCGGCGGCGGTGGGCCTCCCGGTGTCATGTTAAGAGGCGGCATATTGGGCGGCGGCTTGGGCGGCAAGGTCATGTCATTGCGCACCTTGACCGGGCCCGACGCAGGGAGAAGCTCGCCACGCGCATTTGCCTGAAAGCGTACCGTGGCTTCCGTCAGGATCGGGTGCCTGATACGCGACATGCCTTCCAGAGGTGCAGAAGCAGTGCCACCAACATCGGACGGGTCCTCCAGTTTAAGCCCCAGCATCGTGATGCCCTTGGCTCTGGTGGACATCCACTCGCGCCGGGATTCCTCATCGCGCTCGATGCCATCGAGTAATGTGGTAGCGATTGTGGCAAGTTCGCTTTCGTCTATCTGGTCAGCCAGATTGGCAAACCAGCCCTTGGTCTTGTCTTCTGGATTGGAGCGATCTGGATTGAAGTCGATAACAACGCCGCCGTCTGGCGTATCGACCTTTAGAGCGCCCTCCTCGAAAGTCACGCCCGGCGTAGGCGCAGCAATGTCCACCGCGACTGGGCCCGGAAGCGGAGAGGCTTCCTGATAATTGATAACCCTGGTTCGTGCATTCGCCATTATTCGTTCGCTGCCTTCAACAGGATATCGGCGTGACAAGCCTGTGGGTGGCACCAGCATACTAAACTTTTTCCGCGCAACTCCTTCACATCCAGACCAGATGTTGGCAGCCAGTTTTCGTACTTTTTAATCACCTCAACCCTATTGCCATCCTTGCCGATGACAAATGGATTTCCCCACTTAGTTGGGCGGCCAACATAGACTGCATCAGTTGGAACACCCTTCTCTCTTTTATTATAAACGCGCATTATGCTGTTTTCCCCGGCCAGAACAGGAATACCAAGAGATATACTATCAAAATCCCCAATCCAAACATGGCCCCCTCTTACGCTATAACCGGCCCCTTCCAGCGAAGAACGCAACCCTGCTGTCCTGGTGCTGGAACACAATGAACAATCCCATTACTATCAGTTACCCGATGCGTTGTGCTGCCCTTCTTGAATTCTACTGAAATTGGCTTTTCTATTCTGTAAGTACGGCCATCAAAGTCATACTCACGCCACTCCTCTACACCTTTAACATCAATTTTTATCATGTCGCTCATCAGTGAGGTTTCCTCTTTGACCAATCCAGCATGTCTTGGGCGAAGTCTGTGTCGTACTTCAACCTGAAAAAGCAGAGACCAAGGATGTAAAGTGGGACGGGAAGCTTGTCGGCCGGGGTGTCGTCCGGCAGCTTTAGGACGAAGCCGTTTTCCTCAGACCAGAAGAGTGCGCCGGTATCTGGGTCTCCCAGATCGAACATAACCAGTTCGTCCTCGCTAGGAGGCTCTAGGCTTATCGCTCGCGGAGCTTTCATACCTTACCCCCAGTTGCCTCAAGGCGATGCGATGGGAGATTCCCACCGCATTCCCCACCTCATCGCAGTGCAGTCTTAACCCATTCACGAAGTCGGAAGCATAGCAACCGCATCTGATGCAGTAATTGCTAGTAGGCTCCCATTCGTGGTTCACGTCCGCGCAAACTCCCCAAATTTTATCTGCGCAACCTCTCGATACTTGGCATGAGCCTCCTCCTGAGAGGCAAAACTACCTAAGTACGTATTTTTACCATCTTTTTTGATTTGCGCTACCCATTTCTTGTTCCTATTATGCCAAGTAATCCCCTTGAACTTTCCTCGACTGCTGGACAGCTTCCTCTTGTTCATCATATTTTGCGACTGCGTCGCCAGTCTGAGATTGGTGATTCGGTTATCAAGCGGATTTCCATTGATGTGATCAATATGGGTGCTGGGCCACTCTCCATAATATAGAAACCACGCTAAACGATGAGCATACCACCGCCTGCCAGCATACCCAATCATGATATGACCGCTTTTATTCTTCGCACCAGCAACAGAGCCAACTTTAACCTGATTATTTTTCTGATGCTTTAGCCAAATAATATCTCCGCTTTCTGGATGGTAGCAAAATAGTCCAGACAGATCAGGCTGAGTATAGCGGGATTTGCCTTCCTCTGTACGCAAGCTCATCTTGGACATCTGACGCATACTCCTCGTTTCTTTGAAGTAGTCCAGAATCCCTAAGCCATCTTAGACACTGGCTCATGGAATCACAAAAATCATCGTGAGTGTCTCTGGGGAACCGAGTAATTTGATTAATAATCTCCTCTGCCCATCTATACGGGTAGAGCGATGGCTTTCCTTTATTTGGCCCCTCTTTTTCTGACGGCCATGGAACATAAACGAGACCTTCAGAAAAAAGATGCTGCACAGAATACACCCTAGCCTGCTTGTCGCCCAGCTTGGATGGGTTAAAAAGCTCAATCGAGAATTGACCAGAAAACCCTATAACCCTCTGAAGCTCTTGATAGACTGATATTCCAGACGCCTTACTCTCGATGATCAATTTATCAATTCTAAATCTTGGACTGTGTTTATATTTACTAGAATTTGGCAGCGGAGCAGTTGTGCATGTGGCTACTACCCGCTCCACCAAGTCGGGTAAAGTGAGGCGATCTTGAAACCCATATATCAACATGATTCGCGGTTGTTTGTTTTCATTTAGATAGACACCCCAAATAGTTAGAGCGGATGGATCATTCTCCTCTTTCTCTGTGTAGGCAGAATCAAGAGATGCCACCACGAAGCTAAATTGAGGATAGGTGGGGTCAGTCCACTGGCCCCACCACTCTTCTTTAATAATGCCCCCGCCTCTGGGGACGGGAATTTGCTCAAGTTGCCCAGCCGCAGCAAATGGCCCAAGACGCCGCGCTAATGACACACAAGCCTCTTCAGAGAAGCGATCAGGACAAAGAAGCTCTTCAGGCTTTGTACGAGGGTCCTCCCAAAACTTAGCACCATTCACCATGGTCACACAGTGACGCTTAGGGTCATGGTGCATCGGCAAGCAAAGATGTGTCCAGTCAGAACCCTCCCTAGCCAAAATGTGCCCAGCTAGATCGGCATGATGAAGACGCTGCATAATTACCACAAACACGCCATATTCTTGAGAATTTATTCTCGTGCTCATCGCTTCGTCCCACCACATTAGGGTGGACTCACGTACTTGATCTGACTCAACTTCTGTCGCTGAATGGGCATCATCCACTAGGATTATCATCCCACCTTCGCCTGTAGTTGTGCCGTCTACTGACGTAGCGATTCGGTAGCCGCCTTTGTTATTCTCGTACCTTCCCTTGGTATTCACGTCGCCAGTCATCTGGAAGCGGTTTCCCCAGTGCTTTTTGTACCACGGCGATTCTATCACCCGCCGCGTTTTTACCGAATCACGCAAACTCAGGGAGTGAGAATAGGATGCCGATAGAAACTGGACCTGGGGCCCGCTGGTAGGACCGATTCGGGACTGCGCCCACGTCCAGGCTGGCCATCCGACGCTGCATAAACTGGACTTGCTTGTTCTGGGGGGCACTGTGATTAAAAGCCGCCTGATCTGACCATCTGTAACTGCCTGTAAATGCTCAGCTATTGCTTCCAAGTGCCAGCCGCCAACGAAAGGGGCCGGGTCTATGTACTTCCATCCCTTTTTCAGGAAGGCGTACAGTGATTCTTCACACTCTTCACGCTCAGTGATCTCTTGGAACTTGGCCTGAGCATTAAGGAGTAGCTGTGGGTTTAAGTCCATGGCTCTTAATCATATCATGGCATAGGCCGCCCTCCGCAACCCAGGGTCCAAGCCCATGCGGTGATGTGGGTGACAGTAGCGGGTATACCCTTGGGTGTCCTATCTCGGGGACCAGCCGCCAGTACATCCCATCACACTTGACCGGGATCAGTCAGTTACTACCCATAATGCCCAAGGATGCCAGCATAGCCCTGTCAAGGCGTTTGCCGGGGTCGGAGGTACGTTTCTACCCCCCGCTTCGTCCCCGACATGCTGCACCGGCCGGGCTCGGCGTGAATTTTTTGCGGGAGGGCTGGAACCGTCAGTGGCGAGTTGCTATTGACAGGGTGTAGGTTTAGCACTTACACTCTGACTCGTCATTGACGAATCTTCCTTCCTGAGCCCGTCCGGCGGTCACTCTCCGGGCGGGTTCTCCTTTTTGGGGGTGGTCGCTCAGTCGGCACAAGGTCGGGTAACCGCAGCCCCCAGATTCGGAACTTTACCGACCACACCGCTCAGGTCAAGCACACCATTATACCGTTGACCCCATGACCCGTCTTGGGGTAGCAGCGTCCTGCCTCACGAGAATGCTGGAGAGGTGGCAGAGTCTGGCTTAATGAAGGATCGCGCGTACCATCGAGACTATAGCCGATCTTACTACCATGTGAGAAAACAGAAGTGTTTTGAAATTCTTGGCGCGAAGTGCGTGAAGTGTGGCTCAATAGAAAACCTGCAATTTGACCACATTGACCGCGCGTCCAAGTCCTTCCCCATTGGGAAGTTGCTAAATAAGCGATGGAGTGAAGTTCTTAAGGAGCTTGAGAAGTGTCAGGTGCTGTGTCAGCCGTGTCATTCTATAAAAACTACTACAGAGCGCGGGCTGAGGATAGCCAAGGGCTCACATGGCACGACTTCGACTAGAAGATACTGTGCCTGTGAGTTGTGCAGAAAGGCCGTTCGGGATTACGTGCGAAAACGGAAGGGTGCCGGAGTGGTTTAACGGAGCGCTCTTGAAAAGCGAAGAACCGAGAGGTTCCGGGGGTTCAAATCCCTCCCCTTCCACGCGGGTTTAGCATTCTGGGAGTGCATCTGCCTTCCAAGCAGATTGAGGTGGGTTCGATCCCCACAACCCGCTCCAACTTTCACCTTGACTTCTCCCTTAGCATGTGACACGAATTGGGTCCAGGCAGTGGAGGGCCGCATGAAGTTTCCAAAGAAGCTGTATGTCACTCGTCATGAGGACGGTAATATCGTCTATTTCAATAGTCATATTGACGTAGACGAAGCCCATGATGGTCTTGAAGACCAACAGGATCGAGCCATCGCTGTTTACAAGCTGGACTCCACCGGCAAGTCCAAGCGCAAAACCAAATTCATCAAGAAGGGCTAATCATGGCATCGCGACGCAAGAGCCACCTGACTATGAATGGTATCGTGGAAAGTGGTGCGGCTTCCGTAAGGTAGTGTTTCTTGGCTTTGGTTATGAATGCGCCCTATGTGGAATGACTTCGAGTGACAATGAAGACCTCTGTTTTGGAGTGAAAGATGCTCAGCCGCGACCAGTTAGACCGATATGAAAAGACGCTGATGACTGAGATCAGCAAGCGCAGGCCGCTTGGTGGTTACAGTCCTGAAGCTGGCACTATCCTCATGATCTGCGAAATGATGTATGAGGTATGCCGCCATATCAGGGAGCGGATGCCAGCGCCGAGGCGTAAGGCAGACGATGACGCCTGAGCTAAAGACCGAGCGTCTCGTACTGATGCCCTATACGCCAGAGAGGGTAACGCAGCAACACGTTGACTGGCTGAATGATCCTGAAGTGGTGAAATACAGCGGGCAACGCTTTCACAAACATGACCGCCTCAGTCAGACTAATTATGTGTTTGATTTTGGCTTGTGTGGTCACCTTTGGGTAATCCAACTGGATGGTCGTGATATCGGCACCGTTGGCGTTACATATGACGCTGAGAACGATGTCGGCGATATGGGCATCCTGATTGGTGAAAGGGATGCATGGGGTAAGGGCTATGCGACCGAGGCTTGGGCTGAAGTCATGCGCTGGTGCTTTGAGGAACTGAAGATACGCAAGATCGAGTGTGGCTGCATGTCTCCTAACTTGGCCATGCGGCAGGTTGCCACAAAGACCGGTATGAAGATTGATGGCGGCCGCAAGGACCACTTTCTCTTGGACGATAAGCCAGTCGATGCGGTCTATTATGGGAAGATGCGATAATGAGTTACAAAGACTCAGACTTTGCTATCCATAAAAACCAAGTCTTATGGACTCGGCCGGATCATGTTGCAGGTGTTTGGTTACCACAAGATAGATGGAGCGACATTGATGCACGTCAACGATTTAGCTATGCCGGACCTAGTGGAGAGCCAACATCATATGTGGTTGACTATGATTGTACTCTCGACTGTGAGATAATCAGAATTTACGACAGTAAGGGCAACCTGTTACACAAAATGGAGGATAAAGATGGCATACATCGGGGAACCGATCAAAAAGTACACGGTAGTGCCACTGGACCATCCAGTGGAAGCCAGCCCACAGGAACCAGTATTGCCGCGCCCGGTACATACACCATCAACAACGCCGGAAACACCGTCTTCGGTTCCAGCTACCCCTACTACGGAGCCATCGGAGGAACCAGTCAAGGCTCCGTAACTTCGCATAGTGCTCAACAGGCCGCGTACCAGCAAATGCTACTGAAGCGGGCGCGGCTACAAGCGCAGCAGATGATGCAATATCAGAATCCAACATACACTCCATACTTTTGGAGCAACACTGTTGCTGGTGGATACAGCATCACAGGCACGCCAGAGCCAAAGAAGAAGATCAAGGACGAGGGCATAAGAGTGGGAGAGATCATCGCCTACCGTTGCTGGCCTATTCACAATAGTGGCTTCCTGTGGAGCACGGCGGCAGATCGTGCATGGGCTCCGGGCGAACCAATGAAGGCTGGTGAGAACCATCTGCGTGATGGCCTTGGTGTCTATGCCTTCAAGAATATGTCTCATTGCATCCAAGAGTTTGGCAATGAGAGATTCTATAGCAATGGCGTAGCCTATGGCTCAGTTGTGCTATGGGGGGAGATAGTCGAGCACCAGTTAGGGTATCGTGCGGAGTATGCCGCCATTCGCTCCATCGAGTTTGTGCGCAATGTGCCGCACAATAAGTGGCATCCAGAAATGACTGATGAATTGAGAAAACTATACAAAGTGGAAGGAAAGTGACAAAGCCAATTAATCATGCCGGGGGGCGCTATGGGAGACTAGTGGCTATCAAGGATGCGGGCCTCTCTAGCCGCAAATCCAAAAGTCGCCTATGGCTTTGCCAGTGTGACTGCGGGAATGAAGTTACGATAGAGAGTTGCTATTTTCGCAGGAGAAGATCATGTGGGTGCTCTAGACATGGGTATAAGCATGGTCAGGCTAAAGTTTCTGGGCATTCTAGAATATATCGAGTGTGGGCTGACATGAAGTCTAGATGCTCTAATCCAAATGATACTAGTTGGGAAAACTATGGCGGTAGGGGAATCTTCGTCTGCAAAGAATGGGAGAGTTTTGATGCCTTCTATCGAGACATGGGTGCAACATATCAGCCATGGCTAACCATAGAACGAAAAAACAATGATCTCGGGTACTCAAAAGATAATTGCATCTGGATCACGAAGGCTGAACAGTCCAGAAATACGAGGAATGTAAGATGGATAAAGACTGAGTATGGCATAATGCCACTTATAGAAGCCGCCGAACGGTTCGGTATAACCTACAAAACTGTTGAAGGTAGAATTAGGCGTGGCTGGCCAGAGCATCTGTGGCTCAAGCCCGCTGGGTTTAGACTGAGTGATCAATCATGAATGTTCTCCTCTTGAGTCCGTATGGACTGAATCTCGAAAAGACTATCAAAGATACTGGTGACGGCGTCTTCTATCTTATAGAAGATGCCGGTCAGTGTGAGATTGCGGTTATGTATGGATACCGCGATATCCTGCGACAGGATGTCATTGATGTATTTCGACGCGGCGTCATCAATATACATACAAGCGTTCTGCCGTATGGCAGGGGGGCGAATCCCAATCTATGGGGATGGCTCAATGAGGAGCCACATGGCGTATCCATCCACTATGTTCCAGACGAGGGCGTAGATACTGGGCCGATCATTGCTACGACAAATGTAGAATTTACCTCCCCTGAGAGAGAGACGCTAAATAGCTCGTATATGGCACTGCATGATGCAGCAGAACGTCTATTTCAAAGAATGTGGCCATCAATCAGGAATGGTGGGCTAATTGCAACGCCGCAGATTGGAGCAGGAAGTCGTCACTTTAAGAGAGACCTGAATGAAGTCTGGCCCCTTTTGTCTAGGGGGTGGGACACTCCATGCAGTGAGGTAATCCAAATAGGGAGGCAGCGCCGTGGGCTTGCAAGCAACGCGATGGATGCAGTCGGAAGCGGACGAGTGGCACGAGCGTAATCACCGCAAATTCTCCGATAGCGTCAATGTCTATACCAGCGATCCTGTCATTAGGGCGCTGGTGGATGCCAGGATCGAGCCTAGAGAAGTATTCGAGGTAGGCTGTGGCAATGGCTACAGGCTGGCTGCCATGCGCGACTACTGGGGCTGTAAGGTCTGGGGCTGCGATCTATCGGAGGATGCCATTCGTCATGGCGTACAGACCTATGGCACAAATAACATGCAGATTGGCATTCGTGAGGCTGCCAATCTGAAGGGCCTGCCGACTGGCGGCTTTGACTTGGTGATCTACGGCTTCTGCCTTTACCAGTGTGACCCGGAGGAGCTATTCCAGATCGTGCGGGAGGGTGATCGCATTCTGGATAATAATGGGTATCTGGTGGTTTACGACTTCAAGCCGGATTATCCACATTCCAAGAATTACAAGTATGACCGGGCCCTGCGTACCTACAAGATGGACTACTCACGCCTCTGGCTCGCTCACCCGCACTACAGCATTTACCATCAGAGGTTCATGTCACATGATGCCGAAGAGGATGTGATCGACCACAATAACCGTGTGGCAGTCACGATCCTGAAGAAGAATGTGGAGGGCGGCTTTCCGCTAGAGCCATGATTTTTGATAAAGAAGGGGACGAATACATCCTTAGTACAGGCAAAAGGCTATATGCCCATTGTGGCATAGTGGGACTATCGCGAGACTATAAAGATAATAGTTTTGTAGTGTCTGAGGGATACGACGGTGGAGTTAGCTGGCCCCTACCTGGATGGTGGAGCGATGAAGACAAGAAAGAATTTGGCAAGCACTACTTAACAAATGCCGAAATGAGAGAGGTGGCAGAATTTATGATTGCTGAGTGGACTGCATTCAGGGATTTGCTGAAATGCAGATAGGAATCCTTGGTTTAGGCTCCATCGGAATGGTTCATGCCAAGAACTTAAGGGCGATGGGCCACGATATCTACACTCACGACATAGCGGACCCAACTTCACATGGCTTGGAGTTAATGGAAGATGCCGAGGCGATAGTCATCGCAACCCCATCTGACCAGCATACCATTGATATGTATTGCCACTTTCAGAGTAAGCACCTGTTTGTGGAAAAGCCAATTGGTACTAGCGATCAGTGCGCTATCGACATTAAAGCCATGTTGGCTGTGAGTAAAAAGGTAATAATGGTAGCTAATAATTGTCGCTATCATCCAGTCGTCAAGGTGGTGAAGGAGCGCATGCATGAATTAGGCGGCCCATATCATGGGGCATGGTTTCGACTGCATCAGGAAAAGAAGGATGCCAAGGACCCGGTTATTCTCAATTGGGGAGCACACGAAGTCGATCTGGCGCTATATCTACTGAGCAAGAATCTCTCTGTCATGCCGGGCCATTCCAAGGTCGCACATGACCATGCTGAGTTTATCATTCGATATGGCAGTGGGTCACTTGTGCATATCGACTTGAGCTATCATGGTCCAAGTGACCGTTGTTTTGCCATCCATGGACCAGATGCCTCGATCCTTGGAGATTTGGATAACTTCACTGTCCACATCTTCAGCAGGCAGGGCAGAGAGATTATCGCAGTCGAGGGCTCACACGAGCAAACTTATGTGGACGAAATGAAAGAGTTTATCAAACGAGTGGAGTCTGGTGGGGCTTCGACGGATGGCATTGGAGCGACTGGTGAGGATGGGCTTAGGTGCCTGAAGGTCTTGTTGGAGGCGCAAAATGCATAAGACCGTATTTGAATATCTGCTACCGACCGACGATCAAAAGAAGGACATGGCCAAGATCAGGGAGGCGGCTGGGCAGTTTCTAGC